TTGGGCGAGGTCTCAATCGCCCTGCGGATGCGCGGGCGTGCGGACCCCTCGATTTCGGGCTTGAGCTTGGAGCATGCCATTGCGAAACGGTCGATGACGCTGCGCACCAGCACTTGCTGGTACATGTCCCCGCTCCAGCCATGGGTATATGGGACAGCGCCCACCGTCTGCACGGCGGTGGCTACCGGTATCTTCTTCTCGCGTCCGAGAATCTTATCGAGGATATTTGCCATATGGCCTTTCGACTGTCCCTCTTATGGTACACTGCAAAAGTATATGTCCTGTTTAAGGTACAGTTAGCCCTCACGCGAAATCGGGTGCTGGAGGGCGAAATCGGGAGGAGCCGGATGGCGACCAAGACGAAACTTGAACAAGCTGTGGAGAAGCAGGCTGGCGAGCTAAACCCAGCTCAGCGCGAACTTCTCATGTCCCAGTTCGACACCTACAAGTGGAACAAGGGGCGCATAAAGGAAATTGAAAATTCGCTCAACGTGGCGAAGCTAGCCGGGAAGGTCGTGGACTCCAAGGAGCGGAAATCCCTGATGAACGAGCGGCACCAGCTCACCACGGCGAACGTCAGCATCTCGACGAAGCTGTTCATGCTGCTCAAGGGCACGGGCGCGGAGCCGGACGAGTTCGAGTCCTTCTTCATGGGCAAGAAGGAGGAGTCGTGAAATACGAGTACCTCTACGTCTGCGACGGCCATGTGCCGGAATGCAAGAAGACCCATTGCCACTACAACGGCACCGGAAGGTGCAGGCACACCCAGGACGAATCCCATGCGCTCTACCCCGCCCCGCACGAGTGGGCGTGGGAATCGAAGGACGCCAAGACGCACACGTTCTGCGAGGCGGTGAGGTAGATGGAGAAGACCTGCGACAACTGCAAGCACAAGGCCGCCGAGTCCAGGGACGAGGACGGCAAGCGCATAGTCGACTGCGACATCAACTTCCGCCAGATGTACTCGCCGTGGGCCGACGAATGCAAGCACTGGGAGCGCGATGACGATTAAGCCCGAGTGCGCAGAATACTACGAGCAGGTGCTCGACAACAAGATTGTCGCATGCAGGCGACTCAAACAGCTCGCGGAAATCATGCTCGAGCGAATTGACCGCACGTACAAGGACTGGCATTTCGACTACGAGTACGCGAACCGCCCATGCCGCTTCATCGAGCACTTCTGCTACCTCCCCTCCGGGAAGATAGGCCGCCCGTTCGTGCTGGAGCCGTTCCAGAAGGCGGCGATTCAGGTCATGTACGGCTTCGTGGACGACAACGGGTTCAGGCAGTTCCACGAGTCCCTGTGGGAGCTCGGGCGCAAGAACGGCAAGACCTCGCTCTCGTCCGCCCTCCTGCTCTACTCGCTCATGGCCGACGGCGAGGGTGCGCCGCAATGCTACACGAGCGCGACCTCACGCGCCCAGGCGTCCCTGGCATACGGCGCCGTGCTCAAGATGATGAGGCAGTCCAAGATGCTGTCCAAGCGGCTCAGGAAGGGCACGGTCCCGGAGCGCGGCGAGGACGGCATCATCTTCGATGCCAACATGGGTTACATCACGCCGCTGACCAACCAGACCCGCCACCTCGACGGCCTGGACGTCCACTTCTGCCTGTTCGACGAGCTGGCCGCCTGCACGAACCGCGACCAGTACGACCTCCTGAAGCAGGGCATGTCCGCACGCGATCAGCCCATGATGCTGTGCATCACCACCAACGGCTTCGAGCGCGGCAACATCTTCGATGACCGTTACGAATACGGGTGCCGCATCCTGGACGGCGAGGTCGACGACGACCGCTTCCTGCCCATCATCTACGAGCTGGACTCCCGCGACGAGTGGCAGGACGAGACCTGCTGGGTCAAGGCGAACCCAGGGCTGGGCACAATCAAGAAGTGGTCGACGCTGCGCGACTACGTCTCGGAGGCGCAGCAGAACCCCGGATTCCTCCCAACCGTCCTCACCAAGGACTTCAACATCCCCGAGAACCGCGCAGCCGCATGGCTCAACTACGAGGAGGCCGTCTGCGACGAGACGTTCGACATATCGGAGATGGGCTTCCGCTACGGCATCGCAGGCTTCGACGCGTCCGACACGACCGACATCTCGTCGGCCACGATGATGATGATGCGCCCAGGCGACGACCATATCTACGAGTTGCAGATGAACTGGCTCCCGGAGGCGTCTCTCCGGGACGACGGCCTGCGCTCCGAGCGCGACGACGTGCCCTACCGCCTGTGGGAGAAGCGCGGGCTCCTGCGCATCGTGGAGGGCAACAAGGTGCCAAAGCAGGTGTTCCTGGATTGGCTTGAGGAAATCAAGGAGCAGTACGACGTGTGGGCCTACGCCGTGGGCTACGACCCGTGGCACATCATCGGCACCGACGAGACCAACTTGCAGCAGTACGTGGGCAAGGACAGGGCGGACGTGGTTCGCCAGGGCGTGAAGACGCTCTCCGACCCCATGAAGCAGATCAGGGCCGACTTCGCGGCCAACCGCATCGTCAACAACGGGAACCCCATGACGCAATGGGCGCGTATGAACGTATCCGTCAAGACCGACGTGAACGCCAACATCCAGCCCGTCAAGCTGGGCGGCAAGGCCAAGAACCGCATCGACCCGTTCATGTCGGAGCTGTTCGCCTACATCGCCCTGCTCAGGCATTACGACGAGTACCAGAACATCATCTAGGAGGCACGATGGAAAAGGGCATGCGCAAGCGCATGATGCTCACCGAGGGCGACTGGGAGCGCGAGACGCTCATCGAGATGAGGGAGATGCTCGTCGGCGACAACGCCTGCGAGGCTTGCGCTAACTCATATCTGCGCAAGGCTAAGAACGGCAGGGTGCGCCGCTACTGCAAAATCCAGCATCGCGGCGTGGATTACGAGTTCGGTCAGGAATGCTTCGAGGCGAGGGAGTTCGAGCTGTGATTGAGTTTTCGGTCGAAGAGGTCATTTGGTCTGACGAAGTCCAACGGGCATTAGCTTCAGACATACCGAAAACGGGCCTCCTGAAGCGTCTCATGGACTCGCCTGAGCCTGTTTGCGACCAGGGTTCATGCGAGGTGGATGAAGTGTCGGAGGTTCTCGAGGAAGCCGTCAGGAAGGTTCTGTTCGGGAGGGTGCTGAATGGCTAAGGAATGGGCGAAGCCGTTCTACAAGTCGGCGGCATGGGAGAAGGTCAGGGACGCTGCGCTGTGGAGGTCTCACTCGCTGTGCGTGCGCTGCAAGGAGCGCGGCAAGCTGACGCCAGCCAGGGTCGTGCATCACATGGTTCCGCTGACGCCGGAGAACATCGACGACCCGGCAATCTCGCTGAACCTGGACTTGCTGATGCCGCTGTGCCACGAGTGCCACGGCATCGTCCATGACGAGCTGGGCGTGGGAGCGCCGTTCGTGCGAAGCAAGGCCGACCGCGAGCTGGACGAGCCGAGGGTCGGGTTCGATGCGATGGGCAACGTCGTGAAGCTGTAGCTGTACCGTTTATCGGACATGTGGTATGATGCGGCCTGCTCGCGGATGCGAATCTACCTCCCTTCTCCGTGAGTATCGAGCCTGGGACGCTGCAACGTCCTGGGCTTTCTTTTTGGCTGCATACAGGGTGGCGTGCGGGGAGTTTTCGGGGTATCTGAATCCTGGGCCGACGCTTTCGGATGGCTGCGGCGGGCTTAGCGCGAAAACCGGCAGGCGAAGGGCTGGATGTTTTGTCGCCTGAGCTGGGCTTCGCGTGCGATATTTTGCGCATGCGATATGTATGTATGTGCACGTAATTAAGCGTGCGGATTAAGCGCAGGCATGTATATATTTCGGCAGAGTTGGAAAAATTCCGCGCTCCTATTGCCGTCTCCCGCGCCGGACCCCTCGCCTGACCTGGTTTTTTATATAATATGGGGGATATGTCTAAATTGTGGTCGATAGCGTCGCCAGTCGGCCGCTATCGGCGCGTTTGCGCAGGTCAATCGCTGTTTTTCCATCCCATACCCATACTATATCTATACATATAATCATTATTGTATGGTTGTTGTCTCCGTCTCCGCTGTGTCTCCGTCTCCGCTGTGGCTTAAACACTATGCAAAAACGCATACCGCATAGGCTATTTCCCCTATTCAAATAGCCTATTCGGTATGCGCTTCAACATATTCATATATGTAATGGGTCAATCCTTGCGCGTAAACGCACTGCCAAACGGTATCTAATACCAAAAATCCAGCGGCATAGTTAGGCATACCTAACTTTCGTGTTCGCCTGGTAAACGCTTGTGCCTATTCCCCTGCGTCAATCTGTATCGCGGTATCCGGCAACGTCTCGTTGTCCGGTATGGCGTACAAGCCATAACCGCAAACCCCTAGCATCCTTGCAGTTGTATCCGTTTTGGGCGTGCTGCCGCGCGTCAATATCTTGTTTACGTAGTTGTCCGCATTGCCCATAGCGCGGCCTATGTGCGTTAACGGTGTACCGCTTGCGTATGCCGCTTGTTTAACCGCACTCATTGTGTCCATTATTCCCCCATTTATCAGGCGCTTTATTGTTTTTTGTCCATCAATCTTAACTCATTATTCCCCAGATGCCTATTACCCAGTTGTGTAGGGTTTATGTAGAACAACATTACCCACTTGCGTATGCATACCCAGTTGGGTATGTTTAATGCGCACCTTGAAAACGATAAACGCCTTACCCGCTAGGGTTTGGCGCTTGTCGCGTCAAGCGTGCAGCACCTTGAAAATCGAATATCGCTAAAGCGTTCCTTATGTTGGGTACCCGTTTACAACGGTTACATATCAACATGGAAGGAAACAGATTATGGCTACTATCACTTTCAAGAATGGCGCAACTGCAACTATCAATATGGACGAACTTAAGACCCTGTTGGGGCTTGAGGGTATCGCCACCGAGAACGTATTCGATACTATCGTTATTAGTAAGCCGCTCGATACGCGCAAGGTTGACAAGGTTGCAAGCGGCGAAAACCGCGAACCTGTCCCCTACGCTAAGTTTGGCAAGCGTGCCAAGGGTATCGCCGACAATGCACGCAAGCACGCCCCTAGCGCGGCGTGTGTCATCCAGTACCCCGCCAAGGGCGACAAGGGCAATGGCTGGATTTGGCTGGACAATAACGGTCAATTTGTTGAGGGCTTGTCCCCCAACTGGAAGTGGTCTAAGCGTCGCAAGATGCACTATTACGACCTTAACCCCAAACCCGCTAAGAAAAGCGGAAACAAGTAGGTATCATCGGGTACCCAACACGGGTACCCAACATAAGGAACACTCACAAGCGATATTCGAACCCGGCGCGTGTTTCAGGTTGCTAGTACTCAATAGAACAACTTCAAGCGCCTACACGCCACGTCGCATAGCGGGGATAAGTACCCGTGTAGGGACGTGGTAGCCGGGATGCCTACGGTACCCGTTTGGGCGTGGCGTGGCTTGCTTGTCCATCGCCACGCCCTAGGGATAGGGATATTTACCCGTAATCACTGCAAAACATAGGGTAACTGGGTCTGCACCGAAGGGCGGGCGATTCGTCGCCTGAATCCGGCGCAAGGGATTCATGCCAGATGCAGGTCTGGACCCGGCAACACGCTGTCGATCCAAGGGAGAGGTATATAGCCATGCCCCTCCGGCGGTAGGCGTGACTCCGAACCGCGCTGCGGCGCGGCTAGGGAACGTGTGCCGTAACCGATGCGTAGCGGTGAAACCGTAGGAATACAAATCCGGGAACCATGCATCCAAGGCGGAGCCATGCCCACAGCCCGATACCTCCGGAGACGGAGCGGGGAGTAATCCCGCTGGTTATAGGCGGAGCTGTGCACGGCGGATAAGAACCCTGCGATACGTAGCAGGCCGACGGTGCATGAAACCGGTACGTCCGAGGTGTCAAGGACGTCAACCAGAGCCCCCGCTCAGGGCTCGACTCCGGGGCACAGCCATGCCCCGGCTATCAGCTGAGCTGATACGGGCGGAGCACTCCGAGGTGAGAAGCGGAGTGCCGAGCCACGTGGCAGCTCGCCACGCAGAGAAACCCTCCCCTGAAAGGAGCAACCATGCTGCACGACCACGATTTCACCCCTGAGCAGTTCGAGTCCTTCGAGGAACTCGCGGCCTACGACGGCTGGGACATCCCCGAGCGTCCCCTCGTCGATGAAATCGACGAGCTCGCCGAGTTCGCCGCCCTCGCCGAGGACGAGTACCGCACGGCCCTCTGGGCCGAGTCCCTGCCCTACGTGGAGCACGTCGAGCTGGTCGACCGAGACGAGCAGCTCCGAGTCCACGACGGCATCTTCTCGTAAGAGCCGAGCCGAGCAACCCCATCCGAGAAAGGAGCCACCATGAAGGCCATCAAAATCATGAAGTCCCGTTCCATCGTATCCATCGACGAGTCCCTCGCCGAGCTTATCCGCCTCTCCGAGACGAGCGAGGTCGCAGCCGTCGTCTGCCTCACGGAGACGACGAGCCGAGGCTACCACACCGCCTTCAGGGATGGCCGAGCCGCCCAGTACTCCCCCGCCGAGGGACGCTTCATCTAGGACAACGAGCCGTGGCCGAGCCACGGAGAAAGGAGCCGAGCAATGCCGAACGCCGTATGGACGAGCCATGACCTCGATGGCATCGCCGAGATGACACTCCGGGAGGTCTACGAGTTCTACGAGTCCGAGGTCAACCACGCCGAGTATCCGAGCTTCGCGGGCTGGCTGTGGGACATGGAGAGGTCGGCGGTTCTGTACCGCCACAAGACGAGCGTCAACGGACGCTAGAGAGAGGAGCCGAGATGGGCAAGCACTACAAGCAGACGAGCATGGTCGAGGAGCTGCTGCTCGACCCGAAGATGCGCTGCTACTGCGGCTACAAGGCCGAGACGATGGCTTTCACGAAGGCCAAGTATCGCCGCCGCGAGAGGGCTGCGCTCAAGCGCAACCTCGCCGCCGAGGTCGAGGTCGAGTTGGTCGAGATGGCCGAAGCCGAGGCCGAAGCTGCCAAGAAGGCCGCCTACGAAGCCTACAAGACCGAGAGCATCTCGTACTGGCTGGACGAGAGCATCGACGCGATGACGGACATCGAGTGCCTCAAGCACGAGCTGGAGAAAGCCGAGGAGCGGCTCTACGAAGCCGAGTTGATGCTGAGCTACTTGGAAGAGGAGGAGTAACCATGATTAAAGCCAACCGAGTATCCAACCTAATCGCCCTCGTCCTGAGCGCGAGCCTGCTGTTCCCTACGAGCGCCCTGGCCGTGTCACTCCCCTACGTCGATGACGTGAACGAGTGGGGCAACGGCAAGAGCATCCTGACGCTCTACGCCTGCGGCAAGGAGAAGACGAAGCAGTTCCGAGTCACCGACACCAAGAGCCATAAGAGCGTGAAGGTCAAGAACCTGCACCGCTGGGAGAAGACGGGATACGTCGGAACGGTCGTGGTCAAGAACGGCCACGAGTACAAGATAAGCGTCCGAGCCAAGTCCCGCGGCAAGTGGGGCAAGTGGAAGAGCATCGGATACCGGGTCTACTGAGAGGAGGAGCCATGTACGACCTGTACACCGAGTTCGGGCTGTTCTGGGGAACTGTCCGAGGGCTTGAGGAAGCCCTGAAGGCGTGCCGAGCCTATGGATTGAGTATCAAATGGTGACGAAGTTCGTTAAGCGTGGCGCCATCGCCACCATCGAGGAGCTTCCGGACGGTTGGTTTCTGGTGAGAGTCACGTGGAGCCCACGGCCACGGACTCGCTATGTGTGCAGCACAGCCGCGAAAACCAAACGGGAAGCGTTTGAGCGTCTCCCTGAAAACGGCTACGGCTGGAAACGAGTATCGAGAAAGGGGTGATGCGAGTGGAGAAGCTGTTCTCCCTGCTCCTGGCAGCGAGCGTGCTGCTGGGATACATCGGAATGTTGAGCTAACGAGAGGAGCAAGCATGGTAGGCGAGCTGACAATCGAAAACATCACCCTGGAGGTCTACTGCTTCAGTACCGACGAGACGCTGTACTGCGGGCCTATTCCGTCCGAGCCGTTCGACACGCCCTGGGCGGAATGGATGACCGAACCCGCCGACGACCCCTACATCGGCGAGGACGGACGCCTGTACTACGAAGGCGACGGACGATGGACGCTCCGCGTCTACGTCACGAAACCCTACAAACACGAGGAGTAAACGACCCGGTTCTTACGAGCCGGGTCACCTGTAAACCGGGCGGTTCTGAGCCTAGGAAACCTGAGCCGCCCACGAAACGAGAGGAGCGTACCATGAGTAACGCCCAACTGCAAGCTGTCCATGCCAACTACGCCCACGGCCTCATCGCCACCTTCGAGTGGCAGCGCCTCGTGGCGGAACTGACCTCCACCGCCGAGGAAACCTCCACCGAGCCCGTCTGGCGCTGCGCCATCTGCGAGGAACCGGGCGAATGGCCGGACGGATGCATCGAGGATTCCAAGATCGAGATTGACGGCAAGCTCTACTGCTCCGAGGACTGCGCCGAGGAAGCTGGGTACCGCCTCTGCGCCTCATGCGATGAATGGCATGACGAACATTACGGGGTCGAGGCCGGTGACGAGTGGTTCTGCTGCTCTGACTGCGCCATGTTCGCAGGATACCACTGCTGCGAGCGTTGCGGAGATTGGCACGGCGACGAGGACGCGGTCGAGGCCGGCGGCTATTGGTACTGCTCGACCGATTGCGCCCATGAGGACGGCTTGGAGTGCTGCGCGTATTGCGGCGAGTGGCACTGCGAGGACGATTCAATCGTCGCGGATAACGATTCCTGCGGGTGCTACTGCTCCGAGGAGTGCGCCCGGAACGACGGGCTGTTCTACTGCGACCACTGCAACGAGTGGTACAGGGAGACTAGGCAGGTCGGACAATACGAGGTTCGCCACTATGGCGAGTTTGAAACCTGGTGCGAGTATTGCCACAGAAACGATTCATTCTATTGCGAGGGCTGTGACGAAACCGTAAGCGCAGCAGATTACGGCCACGACGGGCGCTGCGAGGATTGCTGCGAGGACGACGCCCTCCACGAGTACGGCTGGACTCCGGTCTTGTGCTTCTACGGCGGCGATTCGTACCAGAGGGACACGCCCTTCCTGGGAATCGAGCTCGAGACGGACTCCGGCTCCGACCGCAGAGGCTACGTCGAAGAGCTTGCCGAGCTCCCGAATTTCACCCAGCACTTCTGGATGACTAAGGATTCGAGCCTCGACAACGGGGTCGAGATTACCGGCCATCCGACGACGCTCGCCTATCACGAGCGAATCATGAAGGTGTACGAGGGAATCAGGGACACGGCGATACGGTTCGGATACGTGAGCCACAACAGCGGCAACTGCGGCCTGCACATCCACGTGAACAGGAACTTCTTCGGGAGGAACAAGTTCATGCAGGATGCGTGCGGATACAAGATGATGCGGGCTTTGCAGAGGTTCGAGCACCAGTTCACGGTTTTCTCGAGGCGCACGGACGGCAACTACTGGTGCCACTACAACTACTGCGGAGATTACTCCATGCCGAAGAAAAACGGCAAGGTTCAATACTCCATGCGCGAGTTCCGCAACAAGGTATCGGACGCGAACTGCGACCGCAACCACACCCAAGCGCTGAACTTCCAGCACTACGGCACCTTCGAGTTCCGCATCTTCCGAGGGACGCTCAAGCTCGAGACGCTGTTCGCGAGCATGGGGTTGGTCAACGGCCTATGCCACCTCGCCAAGAAGCGCGGCTCGATGTTCTTCGAGACGTGCGACTGGTACACGCTCATCCAGCAGATTGTCGAGAACGTGGACACCGAGTACGCCAAGCAATGCCTGGTCGCCTACCTGGAAGAGCGCGGGCTCAACTAACCCAACCACAACCGAATGCAAAACGAGGGCGCTGCGGCGCCTTCATGATTGAAAGGAGATGCCTATGTGCATCATCGTAGCCAAGCCCATGGACGTGGAAATGCCCGACACCGACACCCTGTTCAGCTGCTTCGAGTCCAACCCGGACGGAGCCGGGTTCATGTGGGCGGACGGCAAGAGCGTCCACATCCGCAAGGGATTCATGACCTGGGAGAATTTCGAGGAGGCGCTCGATGCCGAGATTCCCGAGCAGAAGCGCAAGGAACTGGCAATCGTCATGCACTTCCGAATCGCGACCCACGGCAAGGTGCAGCCGATGTGCTGCCACCCCTTCCCCATCAGCTCGAGCCTCGAGGATTTGCAGAGGACGCGCTGCGAGTCGAGGTTCGGCATCGCCCATAACGGAGTCATCCAGGGGCGGACGACGAACGACAAGCGGAGCGACACGATGGACTTCGTGATGAAGGTCGTGGCCCCGCTTGCGAAGATGAACGCCAACTTCATGAGGAACTCGCACGCCCTTGACCTGCTGGAAGGAGCTTGCGGCTCCAAGCTGGCAATCCTGGAGAACTCCGGCGAGCTGGTAACCGTGGGCGACTTCGTGGAGGACGAGGGAATCCTCTACTCCAACACGAGCTACCTCACGTGGAGCAAGCGCTATTCGAGCTACGGGAGCCTGTTCTCCGGGACTGGATACACGGAGGCCTACGGCGAGTACCTGGACGACTTCATCGACATGCTGCCCTGGATGGCGTGCAAGGACTGTGCGAACGCCGAGTTCTGCGCCATGGATTACCCGGAGTGCGAGAGCGAGAACATCGCTCACAAGATGAGCGCCTACATGAACGGCTGGGATGACGAGTGGATTGTCGAGGACGAGGAAACGGCGGTGTTGGTCGGCTAATGGGCAAGGTCAGGTACAACCAGGCAGGCTATGTCGGCTGCTCCATGTCGGAGCGAGCCGTCATGGCCTACGAATCGGGCGAGATGCCCAAGTCGAAGTGGACGAAACGAGCCATGCTCACGGCAATCGAGGACTACTGCGACGAGTTTTCCATCCCCTACGACGGGCGGCTGTCGTCGCTCAAGAAGGCGGAGATATTCGAGCGGTTCTTCGAGTGGAAATCATGGCACCACACCGGGAAGTACGCCAACGTGACGGACTTCTACGGGTTGGACGAGGAAGCGGTTTGCGAGTTGGGAGGAATGGAATGAGCAAGTTCAACATCGGGCAAGAGCCGACCGACGAGGAATGGAGCGTGTACTTCAAGTGCAGGAACTACCTGAAGCGCGAAACGGTCGCCGGGTACCTCGAATGCAGAGGGCTTGACGCCACACAGGAGCAGTTCGACGGCATGTATGCCGCTTACGAGAAGTTCATGTCTTACGACGACGGAGACGAGGAGACGATGCTCCGTCTGGCATGGGAAGAAGTTCGATAGGAGGAAACATGAAGTACATGGGTTTCGAGGTTCTGCAAGCACTCAAGACGAAGAACGCAATCAAGCGGGCCAACCCGAACAGGTTGCTCGAGTTCCACTTGAGGAACATCAACGTCAACGGGCAGAAGCGGGGATGCTCCGGGCACATCCTGGACATTGACACCGGAGTCTGCGTGTACATCAACACCGAGCGGTCGGTGCAGGTGCCGCACGACATGCTGTACCGGGAAGCCAAGGGCGTGGGCGACTTCAGCAGCCTGGGCATCCTGAACAACTTTGCGAGCACGTTGGAGGAGCTTGTCGAGGGAGTATCCCGGCTGCTCGACGTGCCGGTGAGGAAGAAGGCGGAGAAGGAGGAAGCCGTGGCAAAGAAGCAGACGAAGAAGGCAGAGGTCAAGGAGGAAAGCATGGCTAAGAACACGGTCAAGTTCGAGAAGGCGAAGGTCTGGGTCGCCCCCACCAAGGACACCGTCGAGGAGCGCGACGGCTACAGGTTCGCCGACAAGATCGGCGAGGTCGAGCTGTACGTGGGGCTCGTGAAGGAGAACGGCGGCTGGGTGATGGTCGACACCTACACCGGGACGAGCCTGGGCGGCCTCACCTACTCGACGAGGGACAAGGCGGCGAGACACTACTTCGACACGGTGAAGGCCGCATACGAGAAGGTGTTCATGACGGAGATGCACGAAGCGAAGGCGTCGGACTTCTCCAAGAAGTGCCTGCACGCCAAGGGAGTCGAGACGAAGGGAGAGCAGATGAAGAGACAAGAGAAGGAGCTGGCGAAGAAGGCCGAAGCTGCCGCCAAGGCCAAGCCGAAGCGCAAGCGCACCGTCAAGAAGCAGGAGCCGGTGCCGGTGCCTGAGACGGTCGAAACCACGGCGGTCGAGACGCTGAGCTTCATCGACGGCGACGCCGAGAGCGCGGAGAAGGTCATCGAAGCGCTCCGGGAGCTGATGAAGGACGGCAACGTGGTCGTCCGCTGGAAGGGCAAGCCGATGGCCCCCATCCGGGTCGAGGGCGACACCAAGCCCTACCAGGAAGCGCTGAAGGAGCGCGGACTTCGCTGGGCACGCAAGGGCTTCTGGTACTTGAAGCCGACGATGGCCTAGCCGCTGGCGACAACTGAATATTCCGAGGATGGAGGGCGCGACGGGCGCCCTCCCGGTTTAAGGAGGACTTATGCGCGAGGTTGTCATTTTAAGCGTGAGCGAGGACGACATCGTTGAACTCTTCGGCGACGAGGTGCGCGAAGAGCTGGAAGCAAAGGGCTTGATTCAAGACGTCCTTGAAGAAGCGGCGGTGTCCATCGGCACCTACATCGACGAGGGCGAGAGCTTCACCGAGTTCCTCGGTTATGCGATTGACGAAGCCCTTGGTCACGAGGAATAGGAGGAAAGCATGGGTCTGGATATGTATCTCTACACCAACAGCAAGAAGGTCTGCAAGGCCGCGAACGAGGCAACCGATGCCGAGCCTTGGCATTACCAGTACGGCACGGCCATCTACTGGCGGAAGGCGAACGCAATCCACCAGTGGTTCGTCGAGAACGTGCAATACGGCGAGGATGATTGCAGCCTCTATGTAGTCGAGGTCGAGCAGCTCCAAAAGCTGCTGGAAGTGTGCGAGGAGGTCCTGGCCGACCACTCCAAGGCGGAGGAACTCTTGCCAACGCAGGCCGGGTTCTTCTTCGGGAGCCTCGAATACGACGAGTGGTACTGGGGTGACGTGGAGTGCACCGCCGCCGGATTGATGGCAATCCTCGACAACGTGGAGCCGTTCGAAACCGGGCGTCCCTGGACGTCCTGGCGGGAGAAGGGCGACCCCGATGAATGGGAGGTGAGGTTCTACTACCGCTCTAGCTGGTAACCGCAAGCATCCATTAGGAAGCAAGGGAGGGTGCGCTGGTAACGAAGCCCTCCCCCACCAACGAGGAAAGGATAGCACATGGGAAACAGAGCTGTCATCACTGACAAGGACAAGCAAATCGGTATCTACCTGCATTGGAACGGTGGCCGAGACTCCGTCGAGGGTTTCCTGACGTACTGCAAGCTGAGGGGGTTCCGTTTTGACAGCTACGGCAGGGCGCGTTTCTGCCAGGTTGTCGGCAACTTCTTCGGAGGGGGCTTGAGCCTGGGAATCGACCTCTACGAACGATGCGACACCGACAACTGGGACAACGGCGTATACGTCGTAGACAACTGGGAGATTGTCGAGCGCCTCTACTCGCACGGAGAGCAGATGGAATACCCACTCGACGAGATGCTCAGGGCTATCGACGATGCTCAACCAGAAAGCGAACGGCTGGGAGAATATCTCGACTCTATCGAAATCCCTACTTCCGAGCTGAGAATCGGAGACAAGGTATGGTTCCCCGGCATTCGCGAGGGCGGCACTTACGAGCTGCATGAGATTGTTGGATTCGGGACGCAGGACGCCGTCAACGGTCGTGGGTATCTCGGACGCCCATATGCTGCGATATACGGCGACAAAAAGCGCGGATACGAGTGGAACTGCAACAACTACGTCAGAACCGAGACTTGCAGGATTGAACCACGGCAATAACCGGAAACTGGGAGGGCTTCGGCCCTCCCCCACGTTAGGAGGAAAGCATGAAGACACTGATAATCGACGAAGGTCGCAAGTTAACCCACGAGGAATGCGTTGCGATAGCCAAGGAGCACGGCATTACGGTCGTGCTTATGGTTGAGAGCACGGATGCGCTTGTTGGCGAAACCTGCACAGAATACAAGGTCACGGGCTGGTAAGGAGGAAAGCATGAAATACAGCAAGCAAGAATGCCCGAAATGCGGCGAATACAACAACGTGGAGGCCGGTCATGTCCAGGCAGACGGCGATACGGCGTGGCACACGACCACATGCCTTGAATGCGGCTGCGAATACGTCGAGGTTTACCGCTTCGATTGCGTGGAGTTTGATGGTGAGGAGGACTAAATGAGCACGAGATTCAGATGCCCGAAGTGCGGAAACGACGAGACATTTTACGCAAACTGCTACGTCGAGCACCACGAAGCAATCATCGACAACACGGGAATGTGGATTGGCGACAGCGAATGCTACGACAGCGGTTTCGAGGATGGCCGACTCATCACGTGCCCAAAATGCTACTTCCAAGGCGATGACGAAGCGTTTGAGATTGAGGAGGACTAAATGAGCAGATTCGCATTCATCTTCGACGATGACGAACAGGTCGGGGACGTCACGTTCTTCGACGACGGCAGGGCCACGGTGATGAACCTGTGGTCCGGCATACAGCAATGGTTCGATAACCAGGAGACGGGGCATGCGGACGCAATCCGCTACATCAGGACGCGCATGGCGCCTGATTTCAAGCTGGTCGAGGTTTAAGGAGGAACGACATGTTCAACAAGGAAATGACAGAGAGCATCATCGAGGATTGCCTGCTCCGCATGAGCCTGTTCAACGACAGCCACAACGGCAGAGCCAGGAACATGCTGGTGAGGATATGCGTCGCCGGTGTCGACGGCGGCGGCCTGAGCACCTACGGGAAGTCGGCGGTCATCGGCCCTGACGACCATTACGAGTGCCATAGGGGTTATCTCTACGTCTACCGAAAGCGCACCGAGCAGGAATCCCGCCACGACCACAAAAAGGAGGTCGAGAGCGTGGCTTTCATCCCCTACGAGAGCATCATTGCCATCGAATGCGCACCGTGCGCTTACGTTTAAGGAGGAACCCATGAGCGAGAAACGCCTTATCGAGCAGGTCAACGCAGCCGAAAGTGTGGTCGACGCCAAGCTCGACTGCCCGGAGTGCGGCAAGCGGCTCGTATGGGATGGAGCTTGCCCTGACGAGGAATACCGTGACGGCGAGTTCTGGTCGATTGAAACATACGAGTGCGAGGATTGCCGACTGTATGTCAATGTGACGCAGGTTTACCGGGCCGCTGAACGCAGGGTGTCAGTCGAAGAACTATAAGGAGGAACACATGAGCGAAATCATGGACAAGCTGAACATGGAACCCGGCCGCTGCGCATGGTGCGGCAGCCCCGCCACGAAGCTGGTGCGGATGGAGCGCGACGTGAACGTCCTGCTCTGGTTCGAGTGCTTCGATTGCGGCGGCGAGCACATCGAGTGCTACAGCATGGACTCGAAGGGCATCCTGCCGAGCAAGGAGGAAGAATGAGATACCAAGAACCCCTGCATGACAAGAGGACGCTCGAGCTTCTATGGGAAGCCTTCGGCGACTGCTGCTGCGACGACATGGGAATCATGGACAGCCCGTTCTGCGGATGGCCCGCAGGAACCGACCGCGAGGAGGTCTGGCATTGGTTCGACGGGCAGTATGCGAGATGGGGCGGCGTGCATGCGCTGATGTTCCCGGACGAGCATCCCGAATGCCGCTGATCCGCACCACATATTACCGTACATGGAGGACCTTCGGGTCCTCCGCCATTTTAAGGAGGAAAACATGGAACTGTTCTTTGAAAGTGACAACGGGCATGATTTCAAAGCTGTTTGTGACCTACCCGACTGCCTGAAAGCGCTCGACCCAGATGGAGAGCGTGGCGGCTATGTCTGCTTCCAGGCTTTTGACACGTCGTTTGACACAGATTACCCAATCGACCGATTGCTCCTCGAAAATGGATTCGAGTTCGACTGTGAAGTTCTCATCTGGTTCGACAATGGAGACGGCATTTCCCTGTATGACTTCGCGGCTCATGACAGGCGGGAAGCAGAGCGTCTGCTCCAAGTCGCAGCCGACGCCCTTTACCGATAGGAGAAAAACATGTCCTACTACAACAGCGACAACACGACAATCCTGGCGACCCATGACCAGAAGCACCTGAATGAAACCAACACCCGGATGCTGTTGCTCCACAAATGCGAGAACGGGAGGCGCGAGTTCGTCATCGGCTCGTATTTCACGCAGACAACCGAAGTCAGCAGTTGCCAGGAATACGAGCGCACTGATTACTCCTGGGACTGGGGCCACTACTTCGAGAAGTTCGAGTCGGCTGCATCTTATTGGTTCGAGGAAGTGCTTGGAAAGCACATCGGAGAGGAGCGCTGATGGGCAAATACGTTACCGACGCCGGAAGCCGTTACATCGTCAAGGACGAGCGGCTCGAGGAAGCCTACGCATGGCTCGAGGACGCTGGCGAGTTCGCCTTCGTCGTCGGACATGGCAACGGCACGACCCACCTGGGAGCAAATGGCTATGAGGAGATGTTCTGCGGCGAGATGGCCGACGATTTCCACTTGGCCGTCGAGGCATTCATGGCGCTGTTTTGCGAGCCTGGCAGCTATGCGTGCTTCTGCTACGACAACCACGGGCCGATTCACATGCTCATCTGGAAGGACGAGCTTATCCACAACCAGGCTATCGGCTCAAACAACCCGTTCGCAAGCAAGATAGCCGACTTCGAGAGGAGACTGTAATGGCTACTTTCAACATCCTGGGCGCCACGCCCAAGCAGCAATGGCTGAACGCCATAACGATTTTCGAGCTGTGCATCAGCGGCAACGCGAGGAACGTGCGCGACGGTCTGTGCGATATGTGCTCGCCCAGTTTCTCCGAGGAGGTCCACCTCGGTGACGGAGTTGACGAGTGCGACGCGAAGCACTCGCTCGACGTGGTCATCGATCAGACGACGGTGTTCGCCGACGAGATGCGCCGTCTAGTGGAGGGAGTGTTCGATGGTTAGCTTCAACGACATCCTGGAATACACGATGTTCCAGGGTCCGCTTTGCGTGTACGCCATCTCGTTCGACGGCCACCCCTCAGTCGCCTACGAGGGCGAGGGTGAAGACGTTCCCCGCGACGAGCTTTGGGGCGAGGGCTATGTGTCGCATGTTTACTACGATGCGACGTTCAAATGCATCACGGTCGAAATCGAGGAGGAGGAATAAAATGGCAGAACGCATTGAAATCCCGTGCGCATACGGCACGCTGGTGGCCGAGGTCGCAGGCGACCCCGGCATCTACGACGAGATTGAGGTCGACCTCGTGCGTCCCGACGGCAAGCTGATGCAGCTCTGCGTCGTGGGGACGGAGATGTTCGAGGGCGGGCCGCGTGGGCTGCACGTGTACGTCTGGGACGGCTCCGACGAGTCCCCGACCGTGGAGGTCAGGCCCAACATGGAAACCGCAACCTGGTATTAGGAGGAAACATATGGCAACAGACGGCATGTGGATTATGAACGAGGACTACGAGTTCGAGCTGGCACCGGAGTACCAGAAGCAGCTCATGGAATGCAGGCTGCTGGCGACGAAGGCTTGGAGGGATGCAATCCTGGACTACCTGGAACCAAGGACCATCTACACCAGGCAGCAGTTGAAGGACTCGCTCATGGACAAGAACGACAAGACCGACATGCACCCCACCGACAGGGTGACGGAGTTCATCTTGGAGGCTCTAGGTGGCGACCTTTAAACGCAGGAACATACAGGTTGTTAGAGGGCGCTGCGGCGCCCTTCTTGTTAGGAGGGGCTCATGAAGCTGAACGACAGGATTTGCAAGATGCCGCCGTGGACGATGGGCAAGATTGCGCGTGAGCTGTACGACGCCATGAACGCCATGGGAATCGGCGAGAGGACACGCGACAAGCTGCACTACCAGGTGATGGGCGGAAGCCTGAAGGACGCCGCCAAGTTCATCGACGTCAGGCAGTATCTCGGCTAGGAGGGCGGATGTACTACGCGATGTACAAGCCTTACGGCATAAGGACCATGAGCTTCGGGGACATGCTCCTGAAGTTCCGCACCAAGAAGGAGCGTGACGATTACGTCTATCAGGAGGAATTGGACGGCTCCGACTACCACAGGATAAACGTCGACCGGGACGCGGCGAGGACATGGTTCCCCGCCGCGTTTGGTTTGCAGGAGTCCCTCGGCTTCTGGGCCTCGCTCGACGGCCATGAGATTTGGACGGCAAGCCCCACCGGCGGTGGCTACCGGTACATGTGAGGAGGGGAAATGGTTTTGGAAGCGGTCATGCACGCATGGAACGAGGGCAATTCGTTCCGCGTGCGGCTGGGTGATTTCGCCACGGAAAAGGACGCGCAGGACGCCGCGCTCCGCTTCCGCAAGCGATTCGCCGACAGCATCGATGCGGTGATTCTCTACAAAGACGAGGAGGAAGTGTATGGCAAGGAAACGGGAGCTCACGGTGGAGCGATGGTCGGAGAATCTCGCAACGGAGCGTGAGCTAATCAGGCAGATGGACGATGCCACCGTCTGGCAGCTCTTGAAGTACCACGTCGATGCGGGGCACGATTTGAAGGACGTGGTGTTCGAGCAGCAGATGGCGTTGCTCTGGAAGGAATGCGGCATGCAGGTATACGACTTCGACCCGGATTTCACGCAGTCCATCCTGAACGAGAACTGGGTCGACTTGCTGCCGGACTGCATAGGCAACAGGCCATACGACTGCTTCTACATGAAGCTGCCCTGCGGCAAGCAGAACGAGGGCGTCGTGGTGTTCGTCGTCGGCACCGACCGGATTGACGGCTTCAGGCCGGACTGGTTCCCCGGTGCGCTTGACGCGAAGGGCGTCTACGTCGGCGGCAACGGGGAGGAGCGTACCATCGTCAACACGGGTGAGGAGACGCTCTGCCTGTGCTACTTCGCCATATCGAAGACGATTGACCTGATGTTCGACGACACGCCGCTCGAACGATACCCGAACTCGCTGGTCGCGAACGGCGTGGCCTACCTGTGCTCGCTCAATGCGGACATAACGCCCGTGTACAAGCCGCAGCCCAGTCTCAGGCGCAACAACGCCAAGCGCCGCAGCAACGCCACATGGTACGATGTCGGGGCCAGGGTCGGCTCCGAACTCAGGGCCTACACGCACGTGAAGTCCGGCCACAAGCCGCATCAGGGCGGCACGGTCAGGCCGCACATGCGCAGGGCGCATTGGCACCACTTCTGGACTGGCCCAAGGGACGGGGCGCGGAACCTCGTCCTCAAATGGCTCCCGCCGACAATCGTGGGCGCCGGGAAGCCGGACTCCCCCACTTTGCACAAGGTCGGGTAATGCTCTACACTCTGGCCCATGGATTACAGGGTGCATGGATTCAGGCATGGGGATTATCTAATCCGCAACGTAGACGAGTACCGGCCTTACTGGTCGGAGGTCAGGGACGTGCTCGATTCCATCACCGAATCGCGGATAATCGCCCATTTCCAGGATAACTATGAGGGTAGGAAGAAATCCATCTCGCTGTCCCTCAACGCGCTCCTGAAGGAGGAGTTCGTGGCACGTGGATGGAATGCGGAGTCGCAAATCTTCTCCGAAGCAGAATACGCCGACAACCAGAGCATTTTCAGGCTCGATTTCGCCAAGGGGATAGTCTCCATCGAAGTCGCGTTCAACCACGGCAACGACGCGCCCTGGAACCTCCTGAAGCCCACCCTGGCAAGCGAGTTGAACCACGTGGAGAAGGCCATCCAGACGGAAATCGGCATCATCATCACCGCCACCGACGAGATGAAGGCCAGCGGCGGTTTCGACGCCGCAGTCGGCTCATACGAGAAGTACATCCGCTTCCTGCGCCCCATGGGCATGCTGTTGACCGCCCCGCTCGTGATAATCGGGCTCGAAGCCCCGAAGACGTTCCATGTGGAGCATGAATCCCGGAACGGCAAGAAGCTGGGGCATATCGTCCGCGATTTGAACGTTTGATCCGAAGCGGACTATCTGATACCATCGAAAACCGAATAAGACGAAGGGAGTAACGCATGATTCGCGTCGCTGAGATGTTTGCCGGAGTCGGCGGGTTCCGCCTGGGCCTGGAGGGCTATGGAAAGCCCGGTGACAAGCTCTACAAGCCGCCTGCTGGCAATTTCAAGACCGTCTGGGCCAACCAGTGGGAACCGCCGGGAACTCCGGCCCGCCAGTTCGCCTGGAAATGCTACGAAAGCCGCTTCGGCGAGGGTTCCTGCGTCAACGAGGACATCGAGAAGGTCTTGGACGACTATGAGGCCGGGAAATGCGAGATTCCCGACTTCGATATGCTCGTAGGCGGGTTCCCGTGCCAGGACTACTCAGTTTCCAAGCCAGCTCGCCTTGCGGAAGGCATAGAGGGCAAGAAGGGCGTGCTGTGGTGGTCAATCCAGCGAATGCTCAGGCTCAAAAGGCCGAAGTACGTCCTCCTGGAGAACGTGGACAGGCTCCTGAAGTCCCCGACCGGAAAGAGGGGCCGCGATTTCGCAATCATGCTCTCCTGCCTGGCCCAGTTGGGCTATTCAGCCGAATGGCGCGTCATAAACGCCGCAGACTACGGGATGCCACAGCGGAGAAGGCGCGTCTATATCTTCGCAAAGCTCGGAGAGCCAATCTCCAACCCAAAAAGCGCGCACAAAGGAGTTTTCGCAAGGCTCATGGCGCCGCCCTTCGACCCCGAGAACGTGATTCTGCGCAACGGAATCTTCGCAAGGGCCTTCCCTATCACCGATACCGTCGAAATCAGCAGCTTTCCCATCCCGAAAGACCCGTATCAGGCTTCTGAGGACTTCGGCGAGCCGAAGGCGTCGCCTTTCGGCACGGCAGGATGCATGTTCGGCTGCAACGTGTGGACCTGCGCCATCCAACCGGCCTACGAAGGCTCGAAAACCGTCCTCGGGGACATCCTCGAACCCGATTCCATCGTACCGGAGGAGTTTTTCATCGCCGATGACGCCCTGGAACGTTGGAAATACCTCAAAGGGGCGAAGAAGGAACCCAGAACGGCCAGGAACGGCTTCGAGTACATGTACTCGGAGGGTCCAGTGGCCTTCCCCGACCCATTGGACAAGCCATCGCGCACGATTTTGACCTCGGAGGGCGGGAAATCGCCGTCCAGGATGAAGACCGTCGTGCGTGGAAGCTCTGGAAGACTCCGTAGGCTCGTCCCCGACGAATTGGACGCCCTTCAGATGTTCCCGAAGGGCTGGACCGAGGGCATGACGGACGGCCATCGGGCGTTCTGCATGGGAAATGCGCTCGTTGTGGGTATTCCGCACAGGATTGGGGCTGAAGTCGCTCGACTATAGTAAAAAAGCCCTCCATCTGGAGGGCTTTTCCTTCTATTCGGTCTCTACGTCTATAATCTCAGGCTCATTCTTCTCGAACGCAGCCTTCATGCCATCGTCAATCATCTGCTTCGCAGCATGGTACACGCTCCTGGTCACATGCATTCGCTCGAGCATGGTCAGCTCAAGCTCGTCCATGGCCGCGCAGACGGCATGGATGCCAGCTTCGACCCTGGCGTGGCTGAAAACATCCTTTTCCTCGTCCATGTCCCCTCCTAATGCGGTATTCCGCAGTAATCCAAGACCTCTCCGATTCCCAGCTTGTCCATGCAATAGCGGTACTGGGCCGGGTAGTCGTCCTTCATCCGCTGGAACCTGTTCGGCTCGGGCTCCAGCTGCACACCGAACATGCAGAACATGCATCCAGTGCGGTCAAGCCCAGTTGACCAGGTGAAGCCGTAGCCTTCCTTTATCTCGCCATAACATGACGCATACTCGATGCCCGTCTGCTTGATGTAGTCGAGCACGTCCTTTTCCGTCCAGAACGCCATCGGCATGGAGATCGGCCTCCGCCCACCGAAGATGTTGCAGCCATGCCGCATGTACTGCCCGGCTCTCTGGTTGCTCTCGCAGGCCATGGTGCCGACCATGCCCTTGCGGCCGGTCTGGCGCTCGTACCGCCTGAACGGTTCTTTCTTCATCACGTCGCAACACTTGTCGCTGACCTCGAATGGCGCATCGAGCAACGGCAACCACTTCTTGTTAATGGCGAACCTGCCATGAATCCTGGCATTGCGCAGCTTCTCGCTCTTGGTGTGCTTGTATTCGCGTATCCTCTGGGCCTGCTCCTTTGACGGAAACGGGTAACCATGCTCCTGGATTACTCTCTTGAAGTTCATCTTTGGCTTCAGCACGGCGTCTGCGTATTTAATGCCCATCTTCCTGACCTCCGGGTATTCCAGCCCCGTATCGCAGAAGACGGCGGGGATGTCTGGGTACATCCCCTTCGCCACATGCCTGAGAACCGTAGAGTCCTTGCCGCCGCTGAAGCTAACGTATACGTTTCCATCGAAATGCTCGTACCAAGCCCGGATTCTGGTCTCGGTCATGCGCACCTTGGCTTCCAACGGCAATTTCTGGCGCTGCTTGAGCGTCTCCCTGGAGACCTCCATCTATTCCCCTTGGAAAACAACGTCGCCGAACAGCTTCTTGTAGCGCGACCTCGGGCCGTACAGCTTCTTCATGGCCGCAGCCCAGATGCCCTTCTCCACGTCCGGTTCGTCGCCGTCGGAGCACCTGACGATGGTCTTGTCCCCGTCATTCCAGATGACGACCGTCACCTTCTTGTCCTCGGAGACGTAGATGCGCTTGGGCTCCGGGGCTCCCGTCTTGAACACAATCCCGCCATCCGCGCTGATTCTCAAGGCGGTGTCGATTGGCAACGTGGCCTTGACGATACACCCCGCCGGGTACATGCGCCGCTGGCGGATGCATCTCATGATTTCGGCCATGTCCAAGCCTATGTCTTTCAGCTCGCCCTCGTCCACAGTGAGGATGTTCTTGTTCGTCAGGAAATTGTTTTCTAGCTGCATGTGGAACCCCTCCAATTTATTACCTCCCCCATTGGGTTGCCATGGCTTCCGCTATTCCCGGAAACGTCCGGCTCCTGTAGATTCTCCTCAGTTCGTTCTTGATTCCACCGGCGTCATGCCAATCGGGGAAGCTCTTGCCAGTTGTCGTCTCCATGCGCTCTCCAGGAGTGACCACGTTTGTCGGCTCCAGCTTCGGAAGTCCTTTCAGCCACAGGCATGTCGCCTTCGTAGTCGGTTCTCCAAACATCCACGGCTGGATAATCTGGTCTGGCTTGCGATAGAGGTTCGACATTATTCCCGGTGGGTTCTCTATTGCCACCTTCGGAACATGATCGAGCGCGGTGAACCCAAGAAATAGGCCGATGCCGGTTTGCTGCCTTCCGTCCCTGCGCTTCTGCTCGAACCACTTTGCTCCTGAGTTCGCAAGATGCGTGCAAGGAGGAAAGGCGATTACCATATCCCAATCCATCTTTGCTATTTCCAGCGCATCACCTTGAATGTGGTATTCGGGATGATTGCCTATCGTCGGCAGCAGGTCGCAGCTATACGCCTCGATGCCACCCCTGCGCAGCCGCCAAGTAACCTCCTGCGTCATCTCGCAAGCAACGAGCACCCTCATTCGGCACCGCCTACCATCGTTCTCATTTTCGGCTCCTCTCAACACCGTTATTCGCCGCCAGCTCGTCGGCTTCAGCATCAAGCTCCTCGACCTCGAGCTGCTTGATGCAGAACGCATGGTAGATTTCGTCAACGGCGTGGAAGACCTCGTCATTATGGTGCTCTTCATCGAAAAGCAGGTACTCCATCGCCATGTTGAACTCGTCTCTCAGGCTGAGGCTTTCGTATTTGTGGGTCCTGTACCATTCGTCGTACTTGTAATAGGGCATGCCTGCTTCTCCCTTCGTACTACTCTCCTGTGCTGCCAAACCCTGCATCGCCACGCGGGGTGGAGTCCAGCGCGTCAACCAGCTCGAACCCGACGTATTCAACGGGAATCACCACCAGCTGCGTCACCTTGGAACCGCTCGCCAGCGTGCATGGGACGTCGGAATGGTTGTACAGCTTCGCCACGATAGACCCCGTGTAGCCCTCGTCGACCACGCCTTCCGACGTGATGCCGTGCTTGACGTTCAGGCCGGACTTGCTCTTGAGCATGCCCACCGTGTTCGGCGGCAATTCCACGTGAACCCCGGTGTCGATGACCGCGCTCCCGTGGGCGGGAACCGTCACGTCGACCGGCGTGCGGAGGTCCGCCCCCGCATCGGTCGCGTGCGCACGGGTCGGCATATACGCCCCATAGTCCAGGACTACTCGCATGCTTCCTCCTTCATGGCTTCCTCGAACTGTGCGCAGATGGCGTCGTAATCGTCTCCGGGAACCGCCCGGAAGTAATGGTCGCGGTACGTGCAGTCGAACGAATCGTCCATGCCCTCGATGAACGTGTCGTGGGACTCCTCCCACTTGTCGGCATCGAAGAACTCGTAGTTGCCGCCGCCGCAACGGGTGTGGATGTAGACCACGTCCTCGCCGCAATGCCTTGCGAACATCCGCTCCTGCTCGTTTACCGGGTCGTCGAGCGTCTCGTGCTTCATGAAGCGCACGCCCCGGAACCTCGGGATGGGGCCGTAGTGCTCCTCCACGTATGTCTTGATGGACTCGACTTCGCCGAGCATGTATGCGTATAGGTCCATTATTCTTTCCTCCTCGCCGCCCTATGGCAGAAGCCGTTGGGCCTGGTCTTGACTTCCAGCAGCTCGCACCAGCTCGTACCTGGCCGCTCCCCGTCCGGGTCGGCCAGAAGGCTGTACGCTATGCAATCCCGGCACCTGACTATCGGCTCCGGCGTGCACGTGGAACCGTGGTCCAGCGTGACTATGGCCTCAATCACAGCAGCCTCCATCTCTCGGGCAGGTCGCCCAGCTCGGTTTTGTCCATCGGCACGGACAGGATGACGTCGCGCATGTCCCTGACCAATTCCAGCAGCTCGTAGTAATCGGGGGCCTTCTCCCATGAGTGCCCGTAGGACGTTCCACGCAGCTTGCGTGCCGCCATCCTTATGTTCGTGGCAACGGAGTTTCGCTGCCCCCTTTCGGGGTGCAAGACCCCCCACTCCCTCATCGTGGCATCGGCGGCGTCAATCGAGCTTGCATATACCATCCCGTCATCCCGCCTTACTGGCTGCGCCACGCTCATTTATCGCTCCCCGCCTTGCATACCGCGATGGCCGCGAACGCCACCATCCCGCCGACAATCATCCCGGCGATAAACCAACCCGCTTCCATGCAATTCCCCCAATCTGGGCGCACTCTGCCACCGCCTGACAGCCGCAGGCGCTCCCATCCGATAAGTTGTCCATCTGACTTGAGAACGGGGCTTAGAAAGGCGCTCCGTGGACCTTCATGTGTAATTCGCGGTTCTCGGCCTTGAGGCGTGCGTTCTCAGCCGACAGCATTTCGGCCTCGTCGCGCATCGCCACATAGTCTGCGGCCTTCGCGTCCGCCAGCAGCTTCTCCATCTTGCGGAACGACTCGCGTTGCACGTCGCACACGTGCTGCTTCTCGTCCAGCTTGTCGCGCAGCTCGTCGCGCTCGGCTTCGAGGTTGTTGACGTAAGCAACAAGGCTCGGGCAATCGGCGGTTCCGCACTTCGGACCCATGCGGTTGAGGAAGTCGCGAGCCCATCCGTTCTCCGACTTCTCGAACTCAAGCTCATCCCGCAATTCGTCGCGCTCGGCGATCAGCTCGTCAATCTTCGCAATCACCATGCTGGATACATCAGCAGGAACCGCGTATTCATTGTGTGGATAGAAGCGCCTGTAAATACTTACAGCCTGGTCAATCCAATGAGCACGACCTTCAAGCAACTCGCCGTTACGCTCTTCAAGCTCCTTTGTTATGCGCCGCAAGTCGTCGCGCTCGGTAGTCATGTCAATCAGCTTGTTCATCAGCTTGTCGCCAGCATTGTTGGCCTTGTCCAGCTCGGCGGTCAACTCGGCAATGTCATCCTCGTACCTGTCGCGTGACACATACCATGCCTTGTTCAGCACGCCGCGCTCCGCGTCATTCGCGCGTTTACGCTGGGCTTCGACTTCGGCTTTCAAATCGTCCACATGGTTTTGCAGCCGCGCCACCTCGCTCTGGCAGAACTCGCATTCGCCGTCGAACTCGCGCCGCGTTATCGCCGCTTGGCGGTCAAGTAGGTGCATGATGACTGTCGCTAGCACGTGGCCGTCATAGTTCGTGGTCACGATGTCCTCGCGCACATCCAGTCCACGCTCGTAAAGGTAGTGTTTCTGGGCATCGTTCCTGTAGAAGTCGTATCCCCAGCATATCTCGCGAACGTCCTCTTCGAGCCGTTCCCGGCTGTCGTGTTTGTCAGCTAACTTATGCTTTTCGCCAATTGCTATAACTTGCGGCCTGGAATCGTCGGCCAACTTATAGTTTTCGGCGTTTTTTATAACTTGCGGCTCGTAATTCTCGTCCAGCACGTTGACCGCGCTGCAATATGGGCAGCGCGGATATGTGCCGTTGACGTGCTCGCATGTCCTGCCGCACTCGCTGCATTCGAGGACGTGGACAGTGAGCCGCGTGGCGTATAGCTTCGGTTCAGCCGTGTCGAACCGCCTGCATTCGTAGCTCTCGGTTTCCTCCAGCTCGCATGTCCGTTTCGGTGCATCGTCGGCGCGTGTGTCGCACATGCCCTCGAAGCGCAGCTTCCATTCGTCGCGCTCGGCGCGTACCCGTTCCAGTTCTTCTTCGAGCGCATCGTGGGAGTAGCACCATTCACTCGATGTGATTGCTTCTTGGCGGTCGAGCCACGTATGCACCCTCGACCGCAGCACGTCGCGCATCTGCTCTGGCAGGTCAACGGCTGAGAACCCCTCGTATACATCGGCTCTCAACCGTTCCCGGCTGTCCGCATCGAAGTCGCGCATATTCACCTTTGCTGCATCGGTTTCGGCTGTTTCGGCGGTTTCCGGTGCAGCGGATTTGCTGATTCGTTCATTCAATGCGTCGTTCTCGAATTGCAGGTTATTGCGTTCCCGCTTCACTTTCTCAGCCAATTCGCCGTTGTAGTCGACTCTACGCGCCAGTTCTTCCCGCTCACGCGCTGCTTCGTCGAGCAAGTCATGAAGCTCTCCAAGCCGCTGGCGGTGTTCCTCCCGGCATTCATTCTTCGTGATGGCCTCCTGGCGGTCGAGCCAGCGTCTAATCTCTGGCATCGAACCCGGTTCAACTGAATCTGCGAACACCTCATAAAGCGGATTGCCCTGCAAGTCACGTGTAAGCCAGTCGCATATGTCCGCTTCGAGCCGCTCCCGGCTGTCCGCTTGCGCGTTATCCACGGGGTGTTCAGGCACATCGTCGGCGCGGGTGTTCCAGGCGGCTATGGCTGATTCCTTGGTGTAATAAGCACCCATCGTATAGCCGCATTCATAGCACCCGGCGACATAGAAGAAACCGTCGCTGACGATTCTCGGCTCGCCGCCGTCCTCGCAATAATTGCATGGCTTGAGTCCGGGTGTGTTCGGGTCAGGCTCCAGCCCGTCATGTGCGACCTGCTCCTCGACCATGAGGTTCCATGCATCGATGGCGCTGGCTTTCGTGCAGAGGGGCGCGGTTCTCATGTGCCGCTCGCACTCGCTGTCGAAGCATTCGGCGTACCAGGTGCCATCCTTGATTATGTTCGTCAGCACAGGCGGGTACTTGCAATACGGGCAAGCCTTCACGCTTATCGTTTCGCTCATCGTCCAACCTCCCAACTCAGGCACAGCTCGTGCGGCTCCTGCTCGCCGTTGATTGCCAGCTTGTCGGCGATTGGAGCAGCCGTCTCGCCGCCGTATTCGGGCGGCGCATAGTCCAGGCACATGAAATGCCCCGCGCCGTCGCCGTCTGCCCACTTGCAGGTATCGCAGAGGTAGTGCCACGTGTATAGCTTTTCGCTCATTCGTCCGCTCCTTCCCCGCTCAGCTCTGCCCACGCGCGTTTCGCTTCGTCGCTCATCTGGCTATATGTCTGGCAATGGCTCATGTCCTCATATACGTACTCGTGCAGCCAGCTCGATTCCGTGTTGCCGCATATGCCGTAGGAGCACTCCCCGCACGGGCATGGATAGAAGAAGCGGCAGCTCGCGCAAATCGGCTCTTTCATTCCGCATCACCCCTTCGCTTGCCCCACGCGCAGAACCCGTATGGCGGCACCATGTCGCGACCAGATTCGTTGCACATCATCGGCCATCCTGGGTCTATCGGCTGCGGGTCTTCGACGTAGAACCTGCAATCGCGGCATCGCACGAGCGGCTCGGCTGGCTTGGTCAATCGGTGCCACCCATCGGGGTCTGCTTCGTCTCGAATCGAGATGATGTACTCGCTCATCCCACCACCATCTTCTTTCGCGGCCCGCATGTGATTACATCACCCAGTTGCACGCGCATGTTCCAAGACGTCGCAACCTCGCCGTTGACCCTGATGGCTCCTGCGTCGACCAACCGCCGCACCTCCGCGTAGCCGCTCGTGAAGCCCCTGTCGCATAGCTCTGCGGCCAGGATTCTGCCGTTCCTCACGAATTCGCCCATGGCTTCACCTTCCCGAAGTGGCCGACGATGATTCCGGCTCCCAAGTTGTCCGAGAACTCGCCGGTGTCAACATCCTCGGCTGTCCACGCATCGCCGCCGTACCAGTTGAGCACGCTCACGCGCAGGCGCTCGCCGTCGTTCCATTCGAGCACATCGTCAATACGTATCGGCCTGCCAGTGCGGTCTGTCGGCAACTTGACCTTGCGCTTTTTCTTTTTCATCGCCCCGCCTTCCACGCGTATTGCCGCCATAGCCAATGGCATCTAGTGAGCCGGTCGAGGCTCCACCTGTCCGAGCAGTACCACACATCGGCGCGGAAGCATTCGAGCCATTCTTCGACTGTCCGTTCCTTTTCCGCATCGGTCTGGTGCAGGTGTTCCCAATTGCCCTGCGCCAGGTTCTTCCACATGTAGTCGATTGCCTTGCGGGTGAAGCTCTCGCGGATTAGCACAGCCTCGAACGCTTGCCGCCATAGCTTCTCGACCTCGGCTAACGAGCAGTCGGGCGTCCTGATGTAGCGACACAACGCCATGCTGCGTTCGTAGGCGTCGCTCATTCCGCATCACCCCTCAGCTCGCGTCCGCACATCGGGCAGTTGTTGATCACGAAGTGGTCGTCAATCTCGATTTCTGTTGAGAAAACAGCATCGCTCGCTTCGTACTTCAAAATCGGCTGTTTTTGCGTCTCGCCGTCGCGCCTGCGCAAAGTGCGTGTGCCTATGTAGAAATAGCCGTCACCACCGAAAATCGGCTTGCCATGCTCGCAGTATTCGCACATCACGCATCACCCCGCAGCCCAGCGAGCTTGCGGAAGTGTCCCTTCACAAGTTCCGCAACCTTCGCGCTGTCCTCTTCATCGAATGTAAGTTTCTGCCCCTCGAAAATGACGCTCGTGCGCGGTACGGGGCAGATGGAGCCTTCTTCCAGGGGGCGAATGTAACTTCCGGGTAACATTCCCCCATCGGCGAGGTCGCGCCCCATTCGCCGCCCATACTCCAATGCCGTGATGTGTTCGGCGATTGCGGCGCATTCGCGCACGTCGAGCGCGGGTATGTCGCGCATGTACCACGTCCCCTTGCCAGCCGTGTCGTCGCGGTTCGGGTTGAAGCCCATAGGGATGAACACGTTCGGGTCGTCGTTGCGCTCGAAGTGCTGCCAGAAGCACTCGACTGTCCATGCGCCGCCGTGGATGGTGTCGAACAGCAAGTGATGCTTGTCATAGCCGTTGCTGAACTCCTTCTCCCACGTCTCTGACGGGTACTCGCCATCGAAGCTGCGAACGAGTTTGTAGCCCAAGTCTTGCAGCATGATACCCATCACGCATCACCCCTCAACCATTCGAGCAGCGCGTAGTAATCGCCGCAAACTCCATCGGGCGTGTTGAAGAACGGGCAACCGGGGCACTTGTCCGCAAGGTCGCACATGTCAGTCACAATCCGTGCCGCCCGCTCTGGCGTGCCGAACAGCCGCTCGTAGTTCGTCTCGGATTTCGGCGTGTAATGTGAGCAGCCCAGAACCGTGTCGCTGCGCCAGGGACAGCCTGCCGTTTCGCACAAGGCGCATATCACATCGCTCATTCCGCACCATCCTTAATCTCGCGTCCGCATTTCGGGCAGTACGCCCAGCGGTAATCTCCCAAACCGTACCCGCAAACGGAGCAACGGTAGCGCGGCGTGCCGTCCGGTTTGGTTCCGTGCTTCACTCGCTCGCATTCTCCACGTTCAAACTTCGCGCTCAGCTCGTCGGCGATTGCCTGGAAGTCAGCCCTCCATACAGCTCCATGACGCCCGAAGTCGAATGTCGGTCTTGCATCCAGATGAGGCGCTATTAGCTCGCGCACCTGCTCGGCTGTCAGCTTCCCGCCGCCCAGCGTCGCGGCGATGGCCTGAGCCGATTCCTCGCGGATGCGCTCGTAGGCTTCGCGCACATCTTTGTCCTTGGCTTTCGTCTCGGTCGCTTCGACGCGCAGCGTGAAGCACTCATGCTCGAACTCGTCCAGCAAGCGCAGCAGCTCGTCCGTCGCGGTCATTTTGCACCGCCTTTCACTGGTTCAAAATCTTCGCACGGGCAGTTATCGTCATAGTCGCACGCAAGCGCGAACGCCCTTCGCGGGTCGCCTGTCTTGCAAGCGTCATGCAGGCATATGCATGACTCGTCTGTTGTCACGTGGTTTTCCCAGTAGCACCACCTGCAATCGAGTGGCGTGAAATCGTCGCTCATTTCACATCACCCCTCAGCTCGCAGGCGTCGAGCACGGCCCTTGCGCCATTGTCCTCGTAGCCGTAAATCTTCTGGCCGCATGCGCACCTGCGCTGGTAGCCGCGAAGCTCAGCGCCACAGAGGATGCAGTGGTAACGCTCTCCATCCCACGGTACGAGCGGCACGTACACGATGCCGCCTATCCGGTGGGGTTCTTCCGGGTTCTCACGCACCTGTTGGACCCTGAACGGCATCAATTCTGGTGCCGTGTAATCGAAGTCAATCATTCAGCACCGCCTTCCCCGAGCTGCGTCATGAAGTACCAGAAACTCTCGTTAATCGGGTTAAGGCATTCATGGTTCGTCCATTCCCAGAATGCATCGACGTTCGGCTCGCATTCGCCGCAGGCGTAGCGCCTGTACGGTTCGTGGTCCCAAACGCCGTGCTCGCACAGCACGACACTCCCATTCGGTATGGTGGCGTTGCAATACGCGCACCGATGGTCTTTGCGCGTCCGTAGGTGCATCTTGTGGTGAACGTCGCTCATTCCGCACCGCCTTTCTCTAGCCCAACCAGAGGTCGATAACGACCAGGACAGTCACGAGGATGAGCGCGAACAGGATGCTTCCCCATATCGGCGAAAGCACGATCCACCATTCCCAATCGACCACGCCACATAGCTTCAGCGCGATGAAGAGAATGCCGAGCGCACCGAAGAAGCCGATGCCGCCGTTGCGTGCATTGTTGTTGTCGCTCATCGCTTCACCGCCTTGCACATGTAGCAGCATTCATCGTCGCGGCTAGGGCAGGTCTCATCGAATCGGTAGTAGCCGATTCCAACGGGCGCTCGCTCGATTTCGTCGGCGGTCGCGGGCCGCAGGTATTCGAGCGGCGTCGATGCCGCCGTGCACCCCGTGTGGTAGCACACGTGCGCGGTGCGGAAGCCGCATTCGGTGACGCGCCCAATTTCCTGCTTGTAGCCGGGGTCGTACACAACCCAGTCGCCAAACTCAAACATCATGCGTCCACCGCCTTCGGCTTGAAATGCCTGCACTCGCCGCGCCCGGCCATGGCAATCAGCTCCGCATACTTCCCATCCGCACACTCGCGGCACTCGCTCGGCGCATCGCCGTGCAACCACCTGTCAACCTGCTCGCAGAATGGGATGTCGCACGTGCCGCCGTCCATCCTCGCGCTCGCGGGAATCTCCACGGGCTCGCCCGTGGCTGCATGCCTGTGCGTCCCCGGCGTGAGCGCGATGTTGGGGTAATCGCCGGACTTCTTTAGTGCTTCATCCATTACTGCTCACCATCCCATCTTCCGTGAAGCGCGAGGGACTTGTTCGCCCACATCACGCACTCCTCGAGCTTCGTCATCGCGAGCGACTTCTCGCGGCTCGGCTTGCAGCGCAGCGCGATAATCCCTTCCAGCTCTTCGGCGGCATTGCGGATGCTGTCGCTATCCTCGATTTCATCGTCGCCCATGTAATGACGCTTGAATATCTCGCTCATTGTCTGCATCTCCCGTTACTTCGATTTCCCGACGTTACCGACTATCGGTGTAGCGCCCTCCGGCACGACCACGAGGTTGCCCTTCTCGCCGATGGATTCCAGCGCCTCGATGTAGTGCTGGCTTATGACCTCCGGTGACAGGGACTCGGCCAGAACCTTGTTGGCATCCGCCTCGCCCTTCGCCTCGATTACCTTCGTCTCGGCCTTGACCTTCGCGGCCTCCTGCTCGTTGAGGGCCTTCTGCTTGGCGATCTCGGCTTCCTGCGCCTCGGAGTAGCGCTTGGTTATGTCGCCCGAATAGCGGACGTCCTGGACGCTCACCTGCTCGACATGCAGCCCCATGGACTCCCACTTCTTGGCAAGGGCATCCCTCAAGCCCCCGGTGAACTCGCCACGGTTGGTGAGCATCGTGATGGTGTCGTACTTCCCGGCCACCTCGCGTGCGGTCGCCCTCACGTCGTTCTGGATGACCGTTGAGGTGAAGTTCTGCTGCGTGCCGTAGTCGATGTAGAGCTGCGTGGCGGCATCCGGGTCCAGGCTGTAGACCACCTGGAGGTCGATGTCCGCCGACGCGCCGCCCTTGTCGTTGACCGTGACGCAAGAACCCTCGGCCTTGCCGCCGTCGTAGGCGTATTCGGCATCGCGGTAGAGGTTGACGAGGTTGTTCCTCACGTCGTAGCGGACTGTCGATTGCCACGGCGCCTTTGCGTGGAATCCGGCCTCCTCCGTGTATCCCGCGAGCGAGCCGCCCCAGTTCTTCAGCACCACGACCTCTCCAGCATCCTGCGCATAGACCATGGACAGCACGAGTATCGCGATAGCCAGTCCTCCGGGTATCGACACCCACGCGGGGTTTATCATCCGTCTCTGGTTGTAATAGCGGTCGCCCAGCTCCTCCCGGCGCTTAGTCTCAGCCAGGTTAGCGGCCTTGATGTAGAAAAATCCAGCGACCGCGACCACGGCCAATATCAGTGAAAAGACAAATGCCATCTATTCCTCCAATCCCAGCAGCCACCCGGCGCTCACGCCCAAATCGCCGCTCAACCTAGCAAGCGTCTCGATGCTCGGGACGCTGGCCCCGTTTCGGTACTTGTGGACCTGCCGCCCGTAGTAGCCGTGCAGCTCGGACCACCTGGTCAGGTTGTCCACCCCGTTCATCGCGAGGGCCTCGCCCAGGCGAACCCTGAACCTGGCCCTCACGTCATTCGCATTGCTCGTCGTCATCCCTGCTCCATTCATCCCAGCGCGAGCACCATCCGACGGACTCGTGGCCGGGAATCGGGCACCGGTAGAAGAACTCGCATGAGCCGCAGGTCGGCGCATCCTCGACGAGTGGGTCGTCCAGCTCGTCGAAGCGCTCCCTGATTTCCTCTTTCATGATTTCCTCCCGAACACAATCGGCTCGGGCCCGATTTCGAGCGGGCGCCAGCCGTCCTCCGACTGCCACGCCTCCCAGTGGCTCACGGGCTCGCCAGTCTCCTTGACCTCCCAGCCGTCGTTCCACCGTGCATGGAGGTAGCCCTTGTGGAACTTGCCGTGGCAACCGTCGACGTTGCCGTTGCCGCAGAGCAGCCACAAGGGTATCCTCCGCTCGAGCGACGCGGGGCGACCGCCCATGCCCTTCTGAATGACATGGTGCTTGTTGGTCGCGCCCCACCTGCCGCACACGACGCACACGGGGTCGTCCGGGATTACGCTGGGCTTGTCAAGCATGTGAATCTCGTAGGTGGTCATCCCGTTCACGACAGCCTCCTGTCCGGGCCGTCGAAGTCGATCACGCCGTATTGGCTCAGACGCGAGACGATGGCCTTCGCCGTGTCTGCGTTGCCCTGCACCACGAGCCTGGATGCCAGGTTCTCGTACTGCGTCGTGATAATCGTCCGGCGCTTCGAAGCGTGGCGCTTGTCAATCACGGCGAACACGATGGGCAGCGCCCATTCCGTCATGTTCTCCTTGCCGAAATCGTCAATCGCCAACAGCGGGACGCCGGTGTAGCGGTCGATAATCTCCCGCTCAGTCCCCTGGCCCGAGAACGTCGCCCTGCATTCGCGCAGGATGTCCCCGAAGGTGGCGAACTTGACGCCGTGCTCCTTGATGGCCTCGTTGAGCATCGCGCAGGCCGTATGGGTCTTGCCCCTGCCGACCCTGCCGCGCAGGATGATTCCCGGCGACTCCTTGGCCGACATGAGCCACGACCTCGCGGCTGGCGTGCAAGTGTCGAGCCTCGCATCAAGGAAGAGGGCGGGGATGTCAGCCCTCGCCCTCCGCTCCGCGATTATCCTCTCGCGCTCCATCTGCTCCCACTGGCGCGACCGCTCATCCATGGCTGCAAGCTCGCTGGCCGTGAAGGCGGGTGCCCTGAAGCTAGATGCCGTATGCCGCAAGCTCCTCATCTACGTATCTCCCCCTTCCGCTACGCCGCTCGTTGAGGTATCCCTCGAACTTGGACGCGCAGAACAGGGTCTCCGGGCGCAGGTACTTGCACATCCTGGGGTCCCTGCCCCAGTCGGCAACCTTGTTGTCTATGACGCGCTTGAAGTCCTCGAGGGTGAAGCCGTCAGCGAACCTGGCATGTATCAGCTTCCTCGTCTGCTTGCTCTGATGCCGGTAGTTCGTACCGGCCCTGGAGTTGAGGTAGTCGATGATTTCCTCGTAGGGCAAGTCGGACGATATATTATTTTCTTTATCCGTACTTTGTTCTTCAGTATTTAGTAGGGGCCAAACTTCAAGGCCTTGAACTTCAAGGGGTTGAAAACCACCACCTTGTTTGACCTGGGGTTTTGGCGTTTCGAAGATGTTATACACATATTCGATGCGCCCAGAAGCGCTCTCACCTGGGAAAATCTTGTCGACGATAACGTATCCTGCATCGGTGAGCTCCTCTAGGGCGGATTTGATTGCCCCTTCCCCCTCCTTGTTGATTGCCGCAAGGCCGGAGATGCTGTACTTCCAGTCGTCTGGGAGCGACAGGATGACCGAGAGAAGGCCCTTCGCCTTCAGCGAAAGGCCTTTGTCCCTCAGATGTACGTTGCTCATGACTGTGAAGTCCCCGGTCTTGTTGACTCTGAAGACAGCCATCTACAGCGCCTAAGCGAACGGGATGTCGTCGTCGTACATGGCGGCGCCGGAATCGTACCCGCCGCTCGAATAGCCCTGGTTGTCATACGAACCGGACTGGCTGTCCCTGCGCTGGCTCATGAACTCCAGCTCGTCGACGATGACCTCGAGCTTGGAGCGCTTCTGGCCGTCGCGCTCCCAAGAGCTGTAATGCAGGCTCCCGTGGATGGCTACCTTCGCGCCCTTCGTGACGTACGGAGCGACCGCCTGGGCACGCTTGCCGAACATGGTGCAATCGACCCAGTTCGCATAATCCTCCCACTCGCCCGTCTGGGCGTTCTTGCGGCGCTCGTTGACCGCGAGGCCGAAACCAAGCACCGAGGCGCCTGATGCGGTCTGCCGCAGCTCTGCATCCCTCGTGCAATTGCCCGACAGCGTAACCGAATTGATGCTCATATCACTCACCCTTCAAAATGTCCTCGGCCTGGCGCACCGCGTCGGCCTCTTCCTGCTGCATGAGCGCATTGCCGAGAATGGCAACCCCGTCATCGCCGATGATTCCTTGCAGCATCACCAGCGCCTTGATGGAGTCCATCGCCCTGGCGATGCCGTACAGCCCGTAGAGCCTCGGAATCCCAAGCTCATCGGCCTTTGCGTAGACGGCATCTAATGCGGCGTGCGCCAACAGCGCCTTCTGCTCGTTGGTCGGCTGGTCCATGTCACTCCCCTCCAGGCCCCACGAACCGGAGCCTTGCAATCTCTTCGGGCGTCATCACATCTATGCCGAGCTGCTCGCATTCCCACCTGATGCCGTCGATCAGCTTGGTGAATTCGCCCGTGTCCATCTTCGAGCTGCCCTTGTAGGCCATGACCTGGCGGTAGACGCCCTCCTCCATGGCAACGGTGCGGTAATCCGCGTCCCAATGCTCGAAGTAATCGGCGGGGTCTATCTCGATGCGCAGCAGCATCGGCTCGCAGACCCCGTATTCCCTCAGCATCTTCTCGTGGACTTCCGAATCGGACAGTCCCACGGCACGCGCAAGCTCGTTCACCAGCACCCAGTAGTAGGCGTTCTGCGTGAGCGTGCGGCGCCGCCGTTTCAGCTTGCACTCGTACCGGGCATCGGTCGGCTGGGATAGCAGCCAACCGATTACCTCGTCCCTCAAGCCGGTGAAGCTCATTGCATCGACCGGTACATGTCGGCACGCTCGAGCCAGAAGGCCGGGTCTTGCGCCCTGCCCTCGGACTTGGCCTTCTCGACCTCGGTCGACCAGATGCCCTCGGGCGACCCGCCACGGCGTCCGCAGAAGCCGACGAGCGCATCCTTGAGCACGTTGCGGGCATCTTCAAGCGCTGGGTCGGCAGCGGGCTTCTTGGCGGGCTTAGACGGCTTCTCGTTGGCTGCTGGCGGGTCTTCCCGCCCCGGCTTCATGGCCTCCGCCCTCTCGGACTTGCTCCAAAGGTACGTCGCCACGCCGAAGCGCATGGCACCGTTGCGGATGGCGTCGCCGATAGCCTCCTTGACCGCGTTCGGCCCGGTCTTGCCCTGCGAGTCCCCGTAGCACATCCTCTTGATGCCGAGAATCGTTATCCAGCACCAGAGCCCGCCGTTGCCGTCGAAGCACGGCAACCCCGCCGCGTTGTACGCCATCGGCTCGATGTGCCAGAAGGGGTCGACCTCGTTCAGCCGGTCGGTGATTCCCGCATGGCCGACGTAATCCAGGTGCACGGCAGGGAGCGGGTGCCGCTTGCCGCATTCCGGGCAGTTGCCGTAGGCGTTCTTGGGGACACGACCGTTCTGGTCTTTCTTCCCGCAATACTTTGGCAGCTTCTCGATTTGGTCGTCGTCGAACGGCCTCTTGAGAAGCTCGAGCCTCTTCTGAAGCTCCTCCTCAGAATAGGTGGCTTCCATCTACTCACCCTCCTCAAGTCTGAACAGCTCGTTCCAGGGCAGGCCGTCAGCGGCCTTGGCGACCTTCTCCGGGTCTATCCTCAGCGTGACGGTCGGCTCCTTCGGCTCAGGCGTGGTGGTGACCATGTCGCATCCGGGCGGCATCTCGCCCGTGCGGTGGAACCAGAACTCCGCGAACTCCGGGAGGTTTGCCACGACGAACATCTGGAACCCGTCCTCAGCCGTCGTGTACCAGTCCTCCAGGGCATCGAAGTCGGTGACCTCGAACGTCGTCTTTGGCTTCGGCTCGTCGGGCTTCACGGTGACGGAGCCGACCTTCGAGCCGCTTATGAGCGCGTCGTAGGACTTGGCCCCCGTCTCGCGGTAGCGGTCGCGGTAGCGCCTGTCGAACTCTCCGCGCATGTTCCCCGGCGTGTTGGTCTTGACCTCAGCCGAGATCGCCTTGTAGATGCCCTGCGCGAGGAACATCCTCTCGTCGCTATTCATCGCGGCCTCCGAGATGCTCAGCTTCGGCGCGTAGCATTTCCTCGACCCAGTCGGCATACCTTCCTTCTTCGGCGAAGTCTTCGACCACGCCGTCTTCGATGAAGTTCTTGACGAAAAAGGCCATAATGCTGATTCCGCGTGCAAACCCGGTTAGCGCAGCTTCGCCTACCTCGTCGTTCGACACAATCCTGAATGACAGCGCGGCTTTGCTGAAGCCCTCGCAAATGTTCTTGACTTCATTCAGCTTCTTGCCCATCTCTACTCCCTTCAGGCTCCCAGTCCACCATCGGCTGGCGCTTCCTGGAGCCGTCTTTCCTTCCTGTTATCCTGTGGTACTTGATGCCCCTCGTGGCCTTCTCCGCCATGACGGGCGTGGCGTCCCACTCCTCGCAGTAGTCGACGAACTTGTTCCACTCGTCGGGCCCGAGCGACCCGCCGGTCTTGCATTGGATGAACACGGCGTCATGCGCCCTCGTGAAGCAATGCACGTCGGTGGGCGACTTGGAACCCGGCGTCCTCAGCGCGAGGTAACCGTGGGCCTCCATGTCCTTCTTGACCCTGCGCTCGAAATCGGCGCCCCTCTGGTACTGGGTGACCATCACTCGGGCTTCCTGGTGAGGAACACGATGGTCCCCGCGTACCCGTACTTGCGCCTGAAATCATCCGGTATCCTCTGGGATGCCAGGTTCTTGGTCTTGACCACGACCTTGCGCGTCAGCCCGTATTGCCTGAGCAGGCTGACAATCGTCTGCGTCGACACGTCGAAGTCGGGCAGCTCCAGCACAGCCGCCTCCATATCGGACGCGGCGAACTCCTCGATTGCCTGCTTCGCGAAATCGTCGTGCGGCTTCCCCTGCTTCATGCCAGGGATGTCCACCATGCTAATCGGCGTCATCTTGATTTCCATTAGTCCAACCTCGCATCCACGAACCCGTCCGAACTCGAACGGGCGACCCTGAACTTGAGTTCAGGGTCCTGTTCCATAGCCACCCGAGCCAGCGCTGGCGAGATGGCGTTGTTCACCGATGTGCATAGCTTCTGGCTGAATACCAGCGTCCCGTTCAAGACGTCCAGCCCGCCGCGCATCTGCTCGCGGACTGAGTTGGGGCTCGCCTTGTGGTCTGTGGAGTGCTTGGCCTGGTGCCTTGCCAGCCGCTTGTACCGCTCGAACGCCTCTGGGTTCTCGTGAACCCACAGCCGCGCCCTCTGCACCAGCTTGTCCCCCTTCGAGCCGAGCTGAAGCTCGGACTGGTTGCTCGGGGGTGGCCCATAGTCAATCACTTCGCATCACCCCTAACGGCCTTGCGGATCGCTTCCGCAACCGGCGCGGAGGTACTGCCACCCTTCGGGTCGATGTTGACCGCGACCGCCAACGCGATGGCCTTGAGCAGCCTGTTCTGCTCCTCAACATAGGACAGGAGCATGTCAACCCTGTCCGACAGCTCCATGACGGCGAGCGCCAGGTCGTCGGAGCTCCCGGCCTTCTCGGGCTCGGCGACACGCTCTGGTTCAGGCTCGGGCTCTGGTTCCGGCTTCGGGTCGTAATACCCGGTGAGGATTCTGCCGACCGTCGCCCTGGACACGTCGGCTAGCTTTCCGATGCGCTCGTAATCCATGTCCGGGAACTCGGCCTTCAGCTCCTTGACCTCTGCAACCTTTTCCGGCGTTACTGTCTTTCCCCTAGCCATGTCACCACCCCATCATGTCGGCATAGGAATCGAAACCCATGCAGAAGACGTGGACGAGCAGGGCCATGAAGCCGATGACGGCTGCGATAATCGCGCACTCCCCGATGGAGAGGCCGTGCGCGAAGTACTTCCTCTTATCGGATGCTGGTATAATCAGGCGCGTTAGGAATCCCTGCTCGCCGTACCTATAAAGCGAATGCGCGTTCGTGCGGCGCGGCGGTTCCTCAATCCCCCACAGGGGGTAATAAGTCTGGCGCGGCGGTGCTTGGCGGCTCGTGCCGCGCCTAATGCTTCTCTCCATTCCTTCCTCCAATCTGCGCGTTGCGCATGAACCATTCGGTCATCTCGTCGACGGCCACTATCCCGTGCTTTCGGTTCCAGGGTGGAATCCTCACGGGGAAGGGGTCGTCTTCCCTCGACGCCCATTCCCTGAGCGTCTCGGGCTTGGTATGCATCTCCCTGGCGGCTTCGGGCACGCTTAGGAAATGCCTCGGCGTGTAATCCATCGCCGCTCCTTGCAATCTGGTGCCCACGCCCGGACTCAAACCGGGAACCTGCCGCTTAGGAGGCGGCTACTCTGTTCAGTTGAGCTACGTGGGCTTGTGGTACGCGGTGGTGGAATCGAACCACCATCTGACGGTTATAAGCCGCCTGCTCTGACCTTTGAGCTAACCGCGCTTTCATCGGCCCCCTGCATGGGGATTGCACCGGGATTGTTGCTACACCTTATGAAGGAAGGAATTTCATGGCTGAGAGGGGCGCCCGAAAAAAGTTCGTAAAGCGGGCGCTTGCCTGGTTGTTGCGGAGACTCGGCGGCTCCGCCCGGTGCAGCCCCCATGCAAGGGGCCGTAATCTTGATAGCGATTTCTCGCGGCCACTTCCGCCCTACTTGCATCCCGCTATGCCGAATCCGATTCGCTGCTCGCCCCCTTGCGTCAGGGGGGTCATCGCACGGCAGTGACGGCGTTCAACGTACTGGCGTCGGTGGGTATGAGGTTTTCAAGGTGCGGCGGGCGGACCGGCGTTGCTTTGAAGAGAAGGTCGATTTCCCTTGACCGGCCCGAGGAACCCGCCCGGAAGACTGCACGGCGGTTAACAAGCAAACGTTACGAAACAAACCAATGGGTCATGCCGTGCAGCCTTCCGGGGAGGTTCCCCTAGTCGCCAGACATAAACTTTTCGTAGGGAACCTCAAGGAAATCGCAGATACGCGCATACTCTTCGGCGGTCAGCGTGCGGTTTCCATTAAGCGTCTCGCTGAGCGCGACCTTCGACATTCCGATGGCGTTCGCGATTGCGGTTTGCTTTATGCCACGCTCCGTGACATATCGCTTGATACGTTTTGCTATCATGTACTCTCCCTTCTAGCAGTTCACCAGTGGTGAACTCTTTAGTTATAGTAATTCATTGGTTCTGAACTCGCAAGCGCAAATTTTGAAATTTTTGTTCACTATTGCTAAACTTCTGCACACGACGGAAGGTGGCGCAATGGAATCAATCAAAGAGGGCATAAGAAGGAACTTGGTTGAGCTGTTGGCAAACAGCGACAAGAAGAAGAGCGACCTCGCCAGGTCATGCGGCGTCGGTAGGTCCGCTGTCACGAACTGGATTAACGGCTCGTCGTCGATTGATATAGAGCGGATACCTGCCATATGCGACTTTTTTGAAGTTAGCGTCGATGAGTTCTTCGGCAGGTCAAAAATCGAATCGTCGGTGAGAGCGGCCAGCCAGCAGGAAATCGAAATGCTGGCCCTTTATAGGTCTATGCCCGCACACGAAAGAGAGTTATTGTTGGAGACGGCAAGAACGTTTGCGCAAATGTCCGGGGGTTCAAAATGAGGTCGTCCCTCGGCCAGATACAGCGCCTCGGCCCCGACTACTACCGCGTGTGGGTAGAGGGTGAAAGGGACTCCAACGGCAAGAGGACGCGTCCGAGCGAGGTCGTTAGGGGAACCAGGCAGGACGCGGAAATCGCCCTCGCGAAGCTGCTCCTCGCCAACGGCAAGCCAGCCGGAGACGCATCCGGCATGAAGCTGTCGGAAGCCTGGGACGTGTACTACCGCCCCACCCTCCCCGCAAGGCTCAAGCGGGACACCATCAAGCACATAGACTCGACCTACAAGGCGCACATAGAGCCGCTGTTCGGGGACATGAAGATGGCCTCCCTCACGACCCGTGGCATAGAGCAGAAGATACTCACCGTCGAGAAGCCGTATGCACGCGACCACACCTTCCGCGTCATGAGGGCTTTCGTCAACCAGCTGTGGAACTGGGACCTGCTGGACTCGAACCCCTTCGACAAGAAGATGAGGGTCAAGCCACCGAGGAAGGCCGAGCAGCCCGTCATGGGCGCCGGGGAACTCGCGGAGTGGACAAGGGCCATGGAGGGCTTCATCCACGAGGCCGCTATCCTGCTGTACCCCTACGCGGGACTCAGGCGCGGCGAGGCGTGCGCCCTCAAGACGGATGACTTGAGGTTCATGGAAACCGATTCGGGGCTGCTGCTGTTCGCCGACGTCCACGGCGAGGTGCTGGACGACGGCACATACGACGACTCCAAGACCGAGCGCAGCGATAGGACGGTCGTGGTGGCCGGATACCCGGCTGCGCAAATCCGGTACGTGGTGGCCGGGATGGAACCGGGCTGGCTCGTCAGGATGGAGGACGGCAGGAGGGCCACGCCCCACACCTTCTCCAGGAGGTACAAGGAATGGTGCGCCAGGAGGGGCATCCCATACTATTCGATCCGGCAGCTCCGCACCACATACGCGACGCTCTCGCAGGCGTCCGGGGTCGATGCCACCGTGACATCGAGGGCCTTGGGGCACACGAAACTCTCGATGGACTACGCCCACTACTTCATGGCGAACATGCCCTCGCAGGTGGCCGCAGCCCAGGCAATCTCGAATGCAATCTCCTCCGAGTTGCAACACGATGCAACACGCCTAAAATGAAAAGGTCAGGGGTGCAAGCCCCTGACCTGGGAATACTTGGAGCGGGTGACGGGAATCGAACCCGCGTCAAGAGCTTGGAAGAGTCTAATCCAACCTTCTGACCTGGGGTTTTGCAGGATTCCAAAACAGGCGAACCCGCCGAAACACGCTCAAACCAGCCTAAACGCTCCGAGAGTTGCAACACGATGCAACATGCTCACTGTCCCGTTTATGTCACAGCTCGATTACCAGCACCCCGTCCTCGGCATGGATGGACGAAACCTCGTCCTCCGCCCAATCGTAGTCGATGGCCGCGAAGCACCAATCCGCAACGCCCTCGTAGAGCGTCGCGCCGTGCCTGCATACGCGCACGGGGCCGCTTATCCGTAGCCCTTCGTTCAACAAGTCGTTGATGCACATGCTATCCCCTCCCTTCTGGGGAGAGTATAGCCTATGCCCTTTTCGCGTATGTGCCCTTGGAGTTCCTGACGCACACAAACCTGCCCTTGTGGTCGCCGGCCGTCACTTGCGCCCAGACGTTGCCGACCGAGTTGGTCTTGAACGCGCCCAGCTTGATTGTCGCGCCCTTCGCGACAACGCACACGAGCGCGGACGCGCCCTTGCGCTTCTCGCGGATGTTCAGGTTGGCAGTCGCGGTGTATGTGCCGTCTTTCCATGTGGTCGTCACGGTGTCCGCCTTCCCGTTGTAGTGGAGTATGCCATCCCAAGGGTAATCGTAGAACGGGTTGACCCTGGACTCGAAGCCGGACTGGTCGCCCCGCTTGTTCCCGTAGGCCCCGTTGTCTCCCCAGGAGAACTCCGAAAGCTCGTCGGGAACCTGCTGTTGGCACATAGCCACATGGTTCTCCTCATTCAGGTACAAGTCTCCGGGGGACGCGATGAAGGACATCGGCTTCCACTCGAACAACCCCGATGCAAGGAAGACGTCCTTCATGTTCCCGGTGTAGGAAGCATCGTCCAGGGCGTGTTCCCATTTAGTCCCCGTGAGGGCCTTCCTCCATGCCGTGATGGTCGAGGAGGAGCAGTCGTAATCGCCGACGTTGATGGTGAAGGTCAACCCCTCCACCGTCCACTTCTCGGGTGTGTGTCCCCACCTCTCCTCCCAGGAGTAGCCGAAGCGCTCGTCCTGGACCATCCTCTTGTGGGTGCTTTTAGCCACTATGTTGCGTTTCATCTACCACCTCACTTGTCGAAAGCCGGGTTGTCCTCGATTTCATAGAGCCTGTCCCACTTGTCGTTCTGCCCCGGAAGGTCATCGAATGCCATCAGGATGCCGTCCTGGTAGAAGCCCCACTGGCCGTGTACGTGGTACTCAACCACGTCGGCCTTGGTGGGGAGTCCCCAGGAATGCATCTCGGCGGCGTTCGTGCAATCCAGGTTGAGCGTGTAGGTCGGCTCGGGCTGGGGTTCAGCCGGGGTCGAGTCGTCGACGATCCCGCACATCGCCAGAATCGCCGCGCAGACCACCAGCAAGACCCCCACTCCCTTCGCGAACCCGTTCACTAGAGCGTCACTTCCTTCGGCCAGGGCTTTTCATAGGACAAGGCCCTCTCCGAATCGCCCAATCCCTCGGTCGTGGGGTCCTGCACCACGCCCATCAGGGCCAATACGGCGAACAGCGCGTTGATGATTGCGGCCAACTGCTGGTCCAGCACCACGAAATCCCACTGGTAGCCGAACGGCGCCCCGATTGCCTGCACCAGCAGCAGCAGGGCCGGGATAAGACTCAGCCACCAGGTCTTGTTTGCGATTCGCACCTTCCAATTAAGCATGTCGGGCCTCCTTAACCCTCGTGCTGCGACGGCCCGAAATGCCGCTCGCAGCGTCCTTCAATCCGGTCGATGCGCCGGTATGCGTTGTCCAGCTCGCCTTCGAGCCGCGCGATGCGCACCGAATGGTCATCGATCTTCCCGTCCAGCTTGCCCAGCGTGTTCTTCACATCGCCGAGCAGGTCGGACTGGTTGTCCAGCTTGTCCTCTATCTTCTGGTCCCTTGCCACTTCGAGCTTGTTGCTGCGCAGGTAGCTCAGCACCAGCGAGACGATGGCTACGGCGAGCGACCCGAGTGCGACCCATTCATTCATCGCGCCTCCTCCCACCCAGCCGGGTAATCGGCGGGACTCCAAACGTTTCCGTCAATGGTCGATTCGTATACCGGGTCTTCGATTGTCGGGAAGTGGACCTTGTCGCCGGTGTTGTACGCATCCTGAGCGCCAGTGGGCTGAACCCAGACGGGAATCTCCCCGGGCTCGCCGATTCGCGTCCAGAGCGCGGGTGTCTTGTCGGGAGTCCAATCCTCCTGGGACTTGTGGGCCTGGACGCACTTGTAGAGGTATCCATCGGAATACCGCCTGCGGTCGCCAGCCTTGTAGTCCGTGTTGGGCACCCATGCCGGGAACGCGTCGGGAACAGTCTCGGCCTGCTCGTCGGTCAGGATTTCCAGCACCTCATCCAACTTCTCCTGCGCGGGGTCTTCATACTCCTTGAACGCCGGTATGGACTGAAGCCACTCTTCCGCGTCGGCGAATACGCTATCGGCCTCGAACGCCCTGATGTGCCTCGACTCGCGCACCTTACCCGTGCAATCTTCAAGTTCGTAAGACCTGACGTAAACCGACTCCTGGCCTTGTGAAATCGTCACTTCGGCAGCCTCGTGGCTCCGGTAGATTTCCCCAGCCATCATTACCGGCCTGATAAACGCCATAAAAACCTCCTAGTACGTCTTTCCCGTGCAGATGATGAAATTGATTGCGAGCGACGGCTGCATGTTGTTGTGCGCCTGAGTCGCGTTATGTGCTGCAACGGAAATCGAGTGCTGACCGCTCCAGGAGCCTCCGCTGCTTGCGACCTGTGACATCTCCCAGCCGGTGCCGCTGATGCCACCTACAGTTTCCGTCGAACGTGTTCCCTTGTACGTGCTTATGTACCAATTGGCAGCTACAGCGACGCTATGGGCCTGGATACCCGATTGTGGGCCGGTCAGGGTGTGCGTCTCCGCGCCGACCTCTTCCCCCAGAAAACGGTGGGTGAAATTCGAATCGCCAAGTCCGACTCCAATTGGGGCGCGTCCCCTAAAGTCGGGCAGCCTGAAGTAGCCGTCTGGTATATCGTTGTCGTATCGGTTGAAATGCTTGTTCCCGCCCATCGCTTCGTACAGCTCCGGGTAGTCGGAAACCTTCACCAGGTCGCCGTTGCACCACAACCATCCAACGGGAAGGTTGACTCCCGCGTACATCTGCACGAACCCTGCCATGGAACGAGATATGTATGCGCCGCCGTTCTTGTGTATGACGGCCGAGTTCGACCTTGCGCTGTCTGTTGTTCCATCGCCGACTATCACCGCATAGTCGTCTTCCGCGTCTTCCAGGTTGTACTCCCCGAACACAGCTTGGCTCTGGCTTGACGAGATAAGCTCGTTGCCAACGGCTGTAGACATTGCTGCTGGGTCCACCTGACCGTCTCCGCGAGTGCCGATGGAGTAATACGAGGCTTCGTCGGTCGGCAGGTAGTACCGGATGTCCGTCACCGTGATGAGCTGTGCTCCTCCGCCATCCTGCAAGTCTGGAAGGATGACCTTCAAGCTGGTGCCGCCGTTGTAGACGATGCCCTTGAACGTCTGCTCGCTGGAAGAACGGTCTGCAACCGTGAATACATCGAACGACCTTGCGGTTCCTACCGAGAAGACGACCTGCCGGACTGGTGGAATCAGGGATTTCTGGTTCGACGTTCCTGCTATCGTCTCGTATTGAGCGAGTTCCACGTATCGGCCCGAGCGAAGCGGATCGAAGTACATGACGCGGTAACGCACGACGATTTTCGTCCTCACGGCAAGCTGCGGGAGCGTAACCTCGTCAGACTCGACTATCACGTAGTTGCCGGTTGTCAGGTCCGTTGCGTCCTCCTTGACGCCGACACCGGCCCATGGCCTTGCGATGTACTCGTACCCGGTCTTCGGCGAAACGGCGAACTTGACGGCCCTCGTCGCGACGGTGCCGCTCGACACGACCTCGAACACGGACGAGCCTTCTGTGCCGATTGCCGAGAAACGGTTGGATTCTATCTCGATGTGCGGGGATTCCTCAACGCCAATCCTCGCGCCTTCTCCGCCGAACTCCGCCACGCTCGTGTCAGCGTTCGTGAACACCTCCATGCCGTCGGGCGAGAACACGGAATGCCCTGCGGATTCCAGGCCGACGCGCAACTTCGCGACGGAGTTCTCCACCCACACCTTGAAGTGCGACAGGCCGTCGCGCCACAGCTCGAACACCTCGCCGATTCGCCACCCTCGCGTGGTGGATGTAGGCTCGTTGTCGGAGCCTGGACCCAGGTTCTCAGCATGCACCCACGTGTCTCCCGAGCCTTGGCGCGTGATGTAGTTCGTGGCCGTCTTCTTCGCGGCCTCGGCTTCCCTGAGCGAGACAGGCCCGAACGCGCCGTCCTTGAAGCACCACAGCTCCGAAGTCGAGGTGAACTGGCCGTTCGTCGTGGAATCCCGCAACCGTCCCAGCGGGAGGTAGCAGTACCCGTCCGCACCATTGGGCACTTTGCACGTGAGGAACGGAGCGGCGGCGATGGTGAACGAGTTGCCAACGACGGTGCCCTTGAGGAAGACCAGCTCGTGCGCGGTGGCGCTTTCGATGGTCCCGTTGTTGGAGAAGGCGATGTTGACCCTCACCAGGTCGAGGTCGGCCCTCATTGCTCCGGCATTGTAGGCGGTGTTGTTGTACAGCAGCGGGTAGCCTATGTCGAACGCGGTCCCTGCCGCGATGTTCCTGTAGCCTGCGGACGTGCCGCACACGATTCTTCCCGCCGTGAGGTTAGCTGCCGCCTTGACGTTCGAGTTGTACAGCGTGCGGTCGTAGGTGTTGGCGTTGTTCGAGGCGTTCTGGCCGTAAGCGCCGATGTAGAGTTCGGTGAGGCCGTCGTAGTTCGTCGTTCCGGTGCCGTCCATGTTCGCGTACTTCACCGCCGCGTCCAACAGCTGGACGGTGCAGTTCACCTGCTCAAGCACCTCGACGGTTATCGTTCGGGCATACGTTGCGTTTATAGGGTTCGTGGACGACCTCAATCCGAACCCGAGCGCGTGGCCCTTCCCGGCCGTGATTCCGGCCTGCTTCGCCCTGTAGAGGTTCAGGTAGCAGATTGCAAGCGCGGAGTTGGACCTGTGCGATACCGCGTCATACGCCATGTATGCGTTCGCCCTGCCGGATACCGTCACGTCCACGATTTCCTGGTAGAGCACGGGTTCCGTGACGTTGATGCGCAGCTTCACCTGCCATACGCCGTTGTAGTCATCGGGATGCACTTTCGCGAAGTAGAAGCTGGCGTCGGCTGCGGTGTTCGCGGTGCCGATGACGCCCGTGTACGTCTTGGACATGAGCGGGTCCACGTCCCTGCGCGTCGCGTACAACATCTCGCCGACGTACGGCTTGTACGGTCCCGAGTACTCGCCCTTGTAGAAGCTGATGCGGATATCGCCAGTCCAGGTGGACGATGATTTTGCGGTGAAGGTTACGTTGGCAAGGCCGTTCCAGGCGTTGTTGCCAGTAGCCGAGCTGACCGTGTAGACGTGGCGCACCTCGCCGTCCCCCGTCTGCGTCGTGATGAAGGACCAGTTCGCGGGAAGCTGCACGTTGTCCGGATAGTTTCTCGTGTAGAAGTTGGCTCCGCTGCCCGTGTACGACACGTTGCGGTACTCCACGAGCATCGTCACCTTATCGCCCGCCTTGAGGGAATTGTCGTAAGGCGGCACGAACTCCTTCTGGGCGGTGTTACATGCCTCAAGGTGGACCCATCCGTCTTCCAGCGCGGTGAAGCACGAGCGATTGTAAGATTTATCCTGGCTCGGCTGCCAGTATCCACCCGTGCCTCCGTCCGGGTACGTTCCGTCGGCGTTGTGGTTCCCGAAGAACGGGGTAAGGTTGGGCACCTCGTTCGCAAGAGCAACGTCGTGCGCCGCCTTGGCCGCTATGAAGTCGTAGCTTCCCGTCTGGGTTGCCATTTACACCACCTCCTGAACGAACCTGAACACGTGGCCGCACCTCACGCGAGGGTCTGCGTAAATCGGCACTCCCGCCGCCTTGCACCTCTCGCAGAAGAACAGGTCTTCGGAGAGCGTGCCGTGGCCGTCCTCGTAATCGACCCACTTGAACCAGGGCCATTCGAGCTTGTGCAGCACCTCGGTTCTCACCAGGGCGCATCCGAAGCCGCCGCCGTGGATGCGCAGCCGCTTTATTCCCGCGTCGGCGAAGGCGATGACCTCCTGGGCGCTGTACTCCGATTCGGTCGGGTAATGGTAGTAATCCGAGCCATCGGGCGCGTCGAGCCTGCAAAGGCACGTGGCGCCCGTGTAAACGTTGTTCCCGTTGCGGTTCGCGTAGGCTCCCAGAAGAACGTCCACGGGCTCTTCGAGCATGTTCTTGAGCGCGTCGGACGGGAGCACGATGTCGTTGTCAACCATGAGGACGTAATCGCAACCCTCGTCGATGGCCTCCTGGGCTATCCTGTTCCTCGCCTGGGCGCAATCGTAGCCGCGGAGGAAGTCGAACACGAGCCAGTTCCCGCACGGGTCGAGCCCGTAGATGGACTTGAACGTGTCGGGCGTGATGTTCTCGAAGGTTGGAACTGCTATTAGAATCTTCATGTCGCTCCTTACCAGGTCACGGTGCAGTGATACACGGCATTAAGGTCTGTAACGTTGATGGTTGCGGCTGTTCCCAGGGACGTTGTCGAGGTTCCCTTCGTCCATTTCCATGTCTTGGGATTCGTCGGTGTGCCATTCACGTGCAGCCTCACGGCCAGTGTTGCGGTCCCCGCCGCCCAGTTGACGGCAGTCGGATATACGGTCACGACGGCTTCAGGGCCAGTCGCCCCCGTTGCCCCCGTCGCGCCCGTGCTGCCAGTCGGGCCAGTTGAGCCTGTCGGGCCCGTTTTCCCGATTGGCCCAGTTGATCCGGTCGGTCCCGTGGCACCAGTCGCTCCCGTCTCGCCTTGCGGGCCTTGAGCACCAGTCTTGCCAGTCGGACCCGTCGCCCCCGTTGGCCCGGTTGAGCCAGTTGGCCCGGTTGAGCCAGTTGGCCCTGTCTCTCCCGTCGCGCCCGTATGTCCCGTCGCTCCCGTAATCGACTTGCTGAGCGTGAACGACTGGACGAACGCCTTGGAATCGGCAGTGATGGTCAGCGTGATGGTCACGTTGTCGTAAGCCGCCGTCGTGCCTCCGAGGGTCGCTCCGCTCGCGACGTTGAGTACGAGAGAGCCTGCCGCCGAAGCGGTTCCCGCCGTGTTCTTGTTCAACGTCACGCCGCTCGGGAGCGTGGAGTATGCGATTGTTGCGGCGATTCTGGCAGTTCCCTTGTACGCCGTGAACGGGATGGTGATGGTCGAACCCGCCGTTGCCGTCCTGCCCGTGGTGCAGGCGATGGTCTGGGACTCGCTGCCGCACCATGCGCTTACGGCGTTCGCGCCAGTCGCTCCTGTCGGACCTGTCGAACCCGTAGGGCCAGTTTCTCCCGTAGGTCCAGTGGCTCCCGTCTTGCCCATCGGTCCCGTGGAGCCAGTCGGTCCAGTCGCGCCCGTTGCTCCGGTTTCGCCTTGTGGGCCAGTAGCGCCCGTCGCGCCCGTCGCGCCTGTCTTGCCCATCGGGCCAGTTGAGCCCGTGGGGCCAGTCGCTCCTGTCGCACCGGTTTTGCCAATAGGGCCGGTAGCGCCCGTGGCCCCGGTCTCGCCAGTCGGACCCGTTGCGCCTGTGGCGCCGGTCTTACCTGTTGCTCCCGTGAGGGCGAGCGACCACGTGAAATTCTTGGTGAACGACTTGCCGTCCACCGTTATCGGGACCGTGAGGGTCCCGCTCTTCGTCGTTAGGGTCGTAGCAGCCGAAACCGTGAACTTAGCCGTCTTTGTGCCGTTGTTCGCAATCGTCGTGGTGAGTCCCGTCACCTGTCCCGAGATGGTGCCGATGGTCGCAACGACCTGCGTCGCGCCCTTGAACGCGAGCACCTGGCATTCCGTTGAGCTTGCGGTTGCCGCCGACGTGCCAGCAGGGAACGTATGCGATTCGTTTGTCAGCACGATGGTGTAGGCGTCCGCTCCGCTCGCGCCCGTCGCGCCCGTGGCTCCCGTCTCTCCTGTCGGACCCGTAGCGCCTGTCGCGCCCGTCTTGCCTGTCGGCCCTGTAGAGCCTGTAGGGCCAGTCGCGCCCGTTGCGCCTGTTTCGCCAGCTGGGCCAGTCGCGCCAGTGGCGCCAGTTTTTCCAGTCGGGCCAGTCGAACCCGTTGGCCCGGTCGCGCCTACGGCACCCGTCGCTCCCGTAGCGCCGTCTGATACGACAGGGACGGTCTGCACGTCGAGCTGCGTTGCGGTCCCGCCAGCGAGGTAAAGAGTACACCTGACGAGCTTCGCCGTCGCAGTCGGGTTGTATGCTTTGCTCGATTCGTCCGCGGCGCTCGTGTACTTGGCCGTCCAGGTCGTTCCGTTGGCAGACTCCTCGATTTTGAACCTTCCTGCATACGCCGAAGGATTACCCGTCCCTTGCAACCGCGTTGCGCTGAACGTGACCGAGGTCGGAGTCAGCGTTCCCGACTCAGCCTTCACGACGAACGAAGGATTGCAGAGAAGGTCGTACGAGTAGGCGGCGGTGCCAGCAGCACCAGTCGCGCCAGTCGGTCCCGTCGCTCCTGTAGGCCCAGTCGCTCCAGTTTCGCCTTGAGGGCCAGTCGCTCCTGTGGCACCAGTCTTACCCGTTGGGCCTGTTGCTCCTGTTGGGCCAGTCGCGCCCGTTGCGCCAACGTCTCCCTGCGGCCCGGTGGCTCCCGTGGCTCCTGTTTTACCAATAGGCCCGGTGCTGCCCGTAGGTCCAGTAGCGCCAGTTGCTCCCGTGTCACCCTTCGGCCCCTGTTCGCCAGTGGCCCCGGTCGCGCCTGTATCGCCCTTCGGCCCCTGCGCTCCGTTCGAGAGCGACACGGTATCGCCGTTCACGGTGATGTCCGCACCCGTCGCGGTCTGCGTCACCGATACGTCCAGGCTCGTCAGCACGTCGGACAGCTTCTTGGAGCTGCCGATGTAGACGCTCCCGCCGCCTATCGTGATTCGTGCGCCCGTGGAGCCGCTTGCGGGGGTGAACAGGATGTACGCGTCCTCGGAGCCGATGTACTGCGGCCTGGTCGAGTCGAACGTGATGGACTCGCCGTAGGTCGTGACGATGCGCCCCGAGGCGTCGTAGAGCTTCATGGAGTCGCTTGCCAGCAGCAGCTTGTATCCGGGCGCGGTCTGCGGCCCGGTCGCGCTCCCCAACCCGCTCGGCAGCACCCACAGCCCCGCGCTCGTGACGGCGAGATGGGCCATGATGTACTCGGTCTGGGAATCGGATATGTCCAGCACGTACCAGCCCTGCGCCTGGGGATTGCCCGTGGGGTTCACGATAGGCTCGTAATCCCCGGTGGCGGAGTTGTACGCGAAGTAGACCGTGCCGTCCTGGACGGTCGTATCCGTTGTCGCGACGTACTGGCCGTGCTCCTTAATCCACTGGAGGGTTCCGGCCACGTCCTCGACGATTGAAGCCTGGATGAGCGCGGAGTTGGCCGCCGTATTGGCTTTGGCTGCGTCCGCCTTGGCTTCGGTCGCGGCTGTCTTCGCCTGGGCCGCATCCGTCTGCGCCTGAGTGGCTGCGGTGTGCGCCTGGGCTGCATCTGCCTGCGCCTGCTGCGCCGCGTCGGATGCGTCGGATGCGTCCTGCTGAGCCTGCTGGGCTGCGGAGGCCGCTGTCGCTGCGCTGCCCTGCGCTGCGGTCGCCGCCCGGGATGCCGTCGATGCGGAGGATTGGGCTTGTGAGGCGGAGGTTTCCGCGTCGGATGCGGACTCTGCGGAGGAGGCTGCGCTCGCCGCTGCGGAAGCCGCGTCCCTGGAAGCGTTCTGGGCTGCGGTCTTGGCGGTCGCCGCATCTGCGACGGCTGCTTCGGCCTGTGTCTTCGCGATGGCGGCGTCCTCGATTGCGGAGTCGGCTGCTTCCTGCGCCGCGTCTGCGGACGCCTTGGCTGCGGTCGCTGACTGCTGCGCCTCGTCTGCCGCCTTGTGGGCGATGGACGCGAGGCTCTTGGCCTCCCCCGCCTTGAGGTCGGCCTTTATGGCACGCTCGTCGTCTGTCGCGGGGCGGGAGAAGTTGCCCGTGATTGTGGCCTTCTCGTTCTCGACAGTCATCGAGACCTCGTCGCCGACCTTCACCGCGACGGCTGTGTTGGTAGCCGGGGTGTCGCCGTATCCGGCATCGACCACGGCGGTTCCGTCGGGGTTCACCCGCACGACCTTGCCCTTGGTCTCCTTGCGCTTGTTGGAGGACGCCTTCTCTGCCTTCTTCCCAGCCAGCTTCGCAATCGCGGCGGCAAGCTCCTTCGATTCGCTCATAGCACCTCCTCCACAGTTTCCTCGACCGTTATCCTGCTAGAGCACGTGACCCTCTGGGACACGATGCGGTAGGTTCCCCGAAGCCCTATCTCGGGCAGGTTCGCCTGGAACAAATCCCAGACCCTCAGACCCGGCCCCCAGGCGCGGGTGTAGGTGATGCGCTTGTTCGAATCCATGCTTGACTGGCTGAGGAACATGCCGCGCTCCCTGCCGCCGAACCCGGCGACGGGCTCGGTCGGGGCCTGCATCACGTGAATCCTCCCCTCGCCATCGGGCCGCATGACCCATCCGGTCGCGTCCAGGATTGCCTTCGCCGCCTTCAATGGCGTGGAATCGAGGTCGAACACCACGGTCTCGGGAACCTTGCAGCCTTCGCCGATGACGATTGGCGCGGAGGTGTGCTCCCCTATGAGGGATGCCACATGCGCCGCTCCGTTCTCGCCCTTTGCCGCCCACGCGCCGTCCTTCACCGGGTCGGCCTCCGAGGATGGGAATATCCCCGAGGTGCCCCGCAGGGAATCGGTGCGCCTGCCGCCTTGCCAGCTGGCCGACTCCGGCTCGAAGTAGAGTGTCCCGACGGTTATGGACTCGGCTTCGTCGCCCTGGGTAATCAGCCCCTCGATGCGCATCCAGCCGGATGGAGCCTCCACGGTGTACGGCATTGAGCAGGAAAGGGTTCCCGTCTCGACCGCATCGGTCGTGATGTCAGCCGAATAGGTCGCGGACACCGCGTTGGACGTGGCTCCCATCGAAGCCCACGTCCTCACGTCCACCGGCGAGAAGCGCCATTGGCATTCGTATCCCCTCGTCCAGTCGATCATTCGGCCTCCTCCGTCAGCGGGATGACGTTGCCGCCGTCGTCGGTGAGGGCCGTGCCGTCCCAGGACCATCCGACCTTCTCTGCACCGGAGCCGTCGCGCACGACCGCCGTGGATTCGCCGCTCGCCTCGCTCGTCTCGACGACGTAGAGCGTCTGGCCCGAATACCCAGCGAACTGCCAGTTGTCCAGAGGGAACCTCCCCGTCGCGTCGTAAACATCGCGGTTGTACGCGAACACCGCCCCGCCGTTCCATTCGGGCTTCGCGATGTCGCCGCCCTCGGGCTTGTGCTCGTCGGTCAGCTCGACCTCCTGGCAATCGAGGGAGACGGAAATCTCCCTGGTCATGTAGGAGCGCGATATGTCACTCGGGACCACGTTCGCGGAGAACGCGGCACCCGACGGCGTTCGGACGAACACGGGACCGGCGTGTTGGGCCATTGAGGCGATGGCCTCCTCCTCGTCTGCGGATTGCAGCTTGATGAGGCTGGTCTTGAGAGAGGACTTCCTGCTGGACGAGCCGTCCCACCAGCCGAGCGTCGCACCGTCGAGCGTGACCTCGCTCGAAAAGCCCTTCTCGTAGCCGGAAGAATCCTCGATGTTGTACGGGAGCTCCAGGGACTCGTTGCCCCAATCGAACCTGAGCATACCGGCATCGAGCGTGTATTCGATGTCATCCGAGTTGGAGTAATCGCCGTCAGACGTCCTGGTCACCGCCATGTAGCGCAAGTTGGCGCCCGTTCCGAAGGGTGCGTACCTGTCGGTCACGGACGTGCCGAACGGGAGGTTCTCGGCAATCCGCTTCTCGCCGTCGACGGAGACGCGGTAGAGGTCGAACCTGTCCCCGAGGACGTATCCGTCGCCACCGTCTTCGCCTGTCGGTTCCGTGACCGTGACCGTGGCGGACAGCGTGCTGGAGTCGACCTCGACCGTCCCGATTGGCACGTCCGCACGATGCGCCCAGTCGACCGTGAACGTCGCGCTCGATTCAGCCGAGGTTAGGTTCGTAACCGGGTCGTGAAGGCTCGCCGTGACCGTGTAGTCGGCATCCTGCCAGAACCGCTGGCCGTCCGAGAGCTCGCACGTTATCGTCGCCGTGTACGGCCCCTCGCCCGTCCAGTCGGGCACCGTTTCCGCGCTCCACACGCAATCGCCGTCCATCTGCTCCGCATCGCCGTCCAAACCGGAGCCGGACGAACCGTGCGACAGGATGTATGCCATGACCGTCGGCGAGTTCGGCGAGTCGGTCGAGACGCTGAACGAGAACGGCAGGACGGTGAGGTCGGACGCCGTGACCGCGCACGTCGGCAGGTCGGCGACGACGACCTCGCATTCCTCAGACGTGAACGCGCTGCCACCTGCGACGACCGTGACGGTCACCACGGCCTTGCCTCCAGAGCACTTCTCGAGGATGGAGCCGGGAACTGTAGCCTTCGCCTCCGCGCCGTCGATTGTAACGGCGACAGAGCCGCCGATGTTGACCTGCGCCTGCTCCTGGGCCATGTCGGACGAGAACTCCCAGGAGACCTCCATGTCTGCGCCGATGGCGACGTTCTGCGGGACGGTGACGGACACGGTGCCGAAGTCGGAGGACGGAATCGCCTCGACGGCGTTCGACAGCCCGCCCAGTATTTCCTTTCCGTCGGCATCGGTGTCCACGGCGCACGCCCTGAACCAGTAGCGCTTGCCGTTCTCCAGGCCCCTGACGTAGACCGTGGCGCGACCCTCGTCGAGCCAGGTCACGTCGAACGACTCGGGCTGCTCCGTGGACGTCCACGCGTCCTCGTAATCCGACCACATCATCCTCACGCAGTCGTCGTCCGTCTCGGTGTCGACGATGGAAATCCGGGCCCATCCGTCTCCGGCATCGAGGGCCTGCAAGGTCACGCTGCCAGCCGACGTGGTCGACTTGCTCACATACACATCGGTGCATTCGAACGGCTCGGAAAACGTGGTCAGGTTGTCCCTGGTCGCGCCGACCCTGTACCAGACGTGCAGCCCGGCTTGGACGGGAACCGCCGTTGCGGCTGGCTCTGTCAGCGCCTTGACTTCTCCATCGTCGATGCCGCCGTCAACCGGATGCCAGTCGGTGGAATTTGCCGCCTCGGCCTTGGTGGTGACGACCGAATGCAGATGGTAGAGCTGCAACGTGTCCACCGGGGTGTCAGGAGTCTGCTTTGAGTCAACGGAGACGACCACGGTGCCGGTCTGCCTGCTGTTCCCGTTCAACTTGGCGGAGCCGATAACCGGCACGTTCGGGCGGCAGAACACGTGCTCATCCGTGGCGGGGTCCGAATCGCCCGCGTATCCCTGGGCCTTCGCCGTGCATTTGATTCTCACGAACTGGCCCGGCGTGAGCCCGGTGACGCCGGGGGTGTCGTAGTCCTTTGTCTCGAAGTCGGTGGAGGTGCTGCTTGTCGTTTGCAGGGTCTCGTCTCCGAGCGAGCCGGTGCGCTTGACCTCGTACCACACACTGGCGCACTCGTATTTTCCCGTGCTTGGGTGGTCCTTCTTTATCTTGAACTTGACCGTCCCGCTGTCGGCGTCTACTTCCGCCTCGACCTCCGGCTTTCCCGGGGCCTTGAGGTCGAAGGACTGCACGCCACACCAGGCACCCTTATTGTGCCAGGTCGTCTTTTTGTTCTTCGTGGTGCTGACCCGCCCGATAGCCTTGGCGTGGATGGCATCGATTTTCTTCTTCGTGTATGGGTAGAAGCTCTTCCTGTTCAGGGTGATGTCGTCGTTCTGGCTCTTGTCCTTCTCCTTGGCGTGGTCGTAGGCGATGCCCGTGCCCACGAGGTTCCAGTAGACGCGAGCCTTGTCGATTTTCTTCTGGTCGGCCTTCGTGGTCGAGTGCTTGACGGTGAACTTGTCCCCGCTGCGCGAGATGCTTCCCAGCTTGACGTACTTATGCGTATTTTTTGCCATCTATGCTCCCATCGCCAGGATTGCGTTGAGTTCATTCGCCACGTCCTGAGCCATCTGACGGGCCTCCTTGGTGGAGTCGTAGGTCAGGCTGACGTTGATGTTGTTGACCACGGAGGTGGAATTGCCCGCGCCCATCTCGCCAGCTACAGCCCGCGCGAACGGGCGCACGTAGCGGCGATTGGAGAGCGGAATTACGGCACCGCCCGCATTGCGCATGTGCAGGATTGCCTCGGCCCCGTCTTCGCCGACCCAACCGATGTTGGTGAGCGTCGGCTTCGCGACGATGCCGTTCAGGGCGCCGGAAGCGTGCGCGGGGATGAGCCCGCCCGATGCGTGCTCCGGGATGATGGGGCCTGTGGAGATGGCGCCCGTCGCGCTTCCGCCAAGCGCCTTCGCTGCGGCCTTGAGCGCTGTGCTCGAACCTTTGGCTACGATGTTCACGACATAGGTGCCGAGGGTACCGCCGCCGCTGTATTTGCTTATCTTGCTGGAGGCATCGGAGTCGTTGGCCGTGATTTTGAACGAGCGGTCCTTGACCGTCTTGCTGTTCAGCTTGTCGATTTTCTTCTCGACCTTGCTGATGGTTTCGTTGTCCCCAACCTTGAACAGCTTGTCGACGAGCTTCTTGTTGTTGAGGTCACCTATCCTCTCCTCCCCATCGTAAATCGAACCGTCGTCTGTGACCATGTAGTGCTTGTCTCCGACCTTGACCGAGCGCACACCTTGCAGTTTGGCGATTTCGCCTTCTGCGGTACCGTCCGATGACACGATATACGTCTTGTCGCCAAGCCTGACGGCCTTGAGGTTGTCAAGGTTCTTCTTGCTGCTCTTGACCGTGCCCTTGTCATCAACGTAGTAGGTCTTGTTGCCGATCTTGAGTTCCTCGAACTCCTGGACCCGCCCATACTCGTCATAGATGGTGCCGTTGTCGGTGAGGTAGAATTCGATTCCGCCAATTTCCTCGTGCTTGAGGTCTTCAATCTTGAGCCCGTACTCGTTCATGAGGGGCCTGATGGACTCCATGTTCCCCTGCCACGCATTTGCAAGCGCGACCACCTGGTCGGGAGTTAGCTCCTGGGCTTTCTTGCCCATGCTGTTAAGCGCGTCGGTGAACGACGTGAGGCTCTGGTAGTCGCTATGCAGCGCGGCGGCGACTTCGGGGGTCTCCGCCACAACCTTGTCAAGCGCCGTTGCGCCATCCTCCTGAGCCTTGGCGAATAGGTTCATCTGCTCGGCTGCCTGGTTCTCCTGCGACTGAAGCGCCCCGAGCCTGTCGGTCATGTCGTCGATTTGCGGACCGAGTTCCCTCGTCGCCATGTATGCTGCGTGAATTTCCTCCGTACTGTATTGGTCCTGGTTGTTGAGGACGTTCACGGCGTCATCGTATTTCTGCTGCGCGGCGGCAAGCTGGTTGGTGAGGTCTATGCGGGCCTTATACGACTCGGCGAACTCGTCCGAGAAATACTGTTGCATCGCCGCATACTTCTTCTTGTTGGCTAGTTCCATGAAGGCATCGCCCGTCTTGATGGCTTGCCCCTCGGAGTCCGCCAACGCCCCCTTTTCCGCGTTGGTGACGGTGATGCTCTCCCCCGTCGCGTCGTTATAGCCCTTCACCGCTGCGGCAAGCTCTGCCTGCTTCTCCGCCGTCAGGATGCCGTCCGGGTTCTCCTTCATCAGGTCGAGGATGTCCTGTATCTGGGCGGCGTAGTGCTCGATCAGCGAACTATTCGCGAAAGTGTCGTCTGCCTTCTGCTGCAACGTGTCGTATGTCGCGCCCAGGTCGTCAATCCACTTCTGGTAATCTCTGACGGACGATTCCCAGTCGATTTTAGGCACGAGGTTCTTGTTCGCATCGGACACCTTCTGCGCCGCGTTGCTGGATGCGCGATTGATACGCTCATACATGTTCTCCGACGCTTTCGCGGCTGCTTGGGCCCGCTCGTCCATCTCCTGGTAATGCGAGACAATCGCGGAAATGGCAGCCACGGCAAGGCCGACGCCTATCGCGCCGATTGCCAGCTTCGCGACTCCCGCCGCTTTCGCGGCTTCACCGAGCTTGAGGCCCATCGTCTCGATAGCCGAGGCGGCTTTCGACGAATCGCCCGTCATGAACCTGAAGCCGCTCGACAGCTTTCCGGCGACGTCGACGAGCGCATCGCCAGTCTTCACTCCCATCGTCACCTTGGCCCAGGCCGTCGGAAACTTGCTGATATGCTTAATCATCTCCGAACCGGCGGTTCCGATGGAGCCGATGCCGACCATGGCCGGGCCTGCGGCGGCGGCCAGCAGGGCCATCGCCGATATGGCCGTCTTCGTCTCGTCGGGGAGGTCGGACAGCCACTTCGTCGCCTCCTGGAAAGCCTCGCTCGCTATTTTCATCAGCGGCACGAGCCCTTCGGACAGCTCAAGCGCTGCGGCGATGGCGTTGTTCCTCAATTTGCCAAGCTCGCCGGAAAAGCCTTCGGATTTCCTTTCGGCTTCTCGCGCCGCGTCTCCAGCTTGTTCTATGGAGCCGTCATCCATTGTCGAAGACAGATGATGATAGGCCTCGTCGGACATCTTCAAGGCTTTAGCGAGGATTTGCCCGCTGTCGCCTGTATTCGCCATCTGCTGTGCAAGGCCTTCGAGAAGCTGCTTGTCTCGTACGTTTCCAAACTTCAGCATTCCGAGTATCTGGTTGACGGACTTCCCTTTGCCTTGGAGGTCCGCAAGACCCTGAATGAACGCATAAAGCGCCTGGCTGGCGTTTGTCTCGAAAGTCTTCTTAAAATCTTCGCTCGTCATGTCCGCGACTGCGGCGAATCCATCAAGCGCATCGCCACCCTCGACAACGGCTGACTCCACCTTCGAAATGAACCTCTGCATCGCGGAACCGGCGGCTTCGGCTCTCTGGCCTGTCGCGATGCCTGCTGCGGACCAGGCGAGCATCTCGTCGGCGCTCATGCCAACGACCTTGCCCATGCCCATGTAGCGGGTTGTCATGTTCATTATGTCGCCTTCCATGACCGGAAGGTTGTTGCCGAGGCGGACTAGCGCATCGCCAAATTCGTCGTATTCGTCGACGTTTATGTTCATGACGGAAGCCATCTTGCCGAGGGACTCGGCGATGTCCTCCGCCTCCATGTTCGTCGCGATGTCCAGGTTGGACACCGTATGCGCGAATGCCTCGAGGTTTTCGACGGAGATACCGAGCTGACCGCCCATGGCCTCGATTTCGAGCATGGTCTCGGCGGAGGTGACATGGGTCCGCGAGAAGTCGACGGCGGCATCCTTCAGATGCTCGAACTGCTCCTCGGTGCCGTTGACCGTCTTGCGCATGTCGCGGTAGGCGGAGTCGACGTCCTCTGCGGCCTGCACGGCATAGCGCCCGGCAATCATAATCGCGGGAGTGACCGTCGAGTAAATGCCGTAACCGGCGGTCCTGATAGACCTCGCGAAGTCGCCGAACATGTGGGTGTGGGTGGACAGGTCGTTGAGCCTAACGATTTCGGCGTTGAGCGCACGGGCCTCCGAACGGGCCTCCCTGAACTCAGCGGCCATCGACTGCGACCTCAAGCGCTTCTCAGCCTCAGCCAGCTTGGACTCGTATTTGCTGACTTCCGCCGTCGCCCTCGTCAGGTTCGCCTCGATTTTCCTAATCTGCTCTGCGGACGCCTTGCCATGCTGCTTGGTCTGGCTAAGCTCCGAGTTGAAATCATCCATTCGAGCCTTCGCCATGGAGAGGCTGTACTTGATGTCGGAGACCTCGCCCTCCGTCTTCGCGAGGTTGGCGAAGACCTTCTCGGACGATGCCGCCATCTTGTCGAATCCATCGGCGCTTGAAATCGCCCGAATCTTCTCGTTGACGGCGGACAGCTTCGCCCGGACCGTCTCGGTCTCGGTCTTGATGGCCCTCATCCTGGCGTTTGCAGCTTCGAGGTTGTGGGGCATCGCCTTGGAAGACTCGATTGCCCTCTCGGTGTTGGCCCTCGCCCGCTCGATGTTCTCGTCGTATCGGCGGATGCTCCGGGAAGCCTTTTCGAAGGCGTCGTTTATGCCGCCGCTGGAATGGAATTTCGCAGCCATCCGCGCATAATCGTCCGCCGCGCCACGAAGCTCCGCCCTTGTCGCCCGTATCGCGGTCTGGGCCTTCTTGAAGTCCTCGACCTGGTTGAGGTTCTTCTGGTCGCGCTTGTACTGCTGCGATGCCTCGTGAAGATTCCACCAGCCCTGCTTCAAACCCTCCAAGTCGCCCTTGGAGTAGCCGAGAATCATCTTCAAGCCTTGCCCGCCGTCGGCCTTGCGCTTCATGCCGAGGTCGAGCAGGCGCTCCACTTCCTCACGCGCCTTCTTCGCAGACTCGCCGCCACGCGCCAGCTGGCCCTGTAGCTTCTGGACATACTTGATGGAATCGCCCTTGCTGAGGTTCTTCTCCTTGCCAACGATTTGCTTCAGCTTGTCGTAGACGGTCTCGAGCTGCTCATCCGTGCGGCGGATTTCGGAGCGGATGCGCTGGGATTCCGAGTAGATGTCCTTATACCTAGCAGCCGCCTGCCTGACGGTTCCCTCGAACTTTCCCATCGACGTGCTGAATTCCACGGACTTCCCGGCAGCTTGCCCTGCGGCGCGTGCGAGCGTCCTCATCTCCGTCGCCGAATGCCTCGCCTTGTCACCCATGAGGTCGAGGCTCTTCTGCATGACCCGCACATTGGACGGGTCCATGTTCAGGGCTTTCTTCAGCCTATTGAGGTCAGACTGGACCTTGCCAGTGCTGGCCTTGATAGACTGAAGCGCGGAGTTGAGCGGGCGTGCGTCAGCGCCGATTCGTATTGTCAGGCCCTTATACGCGTCGCCCATCGCAACTCCTTAGATTTTCGTGAGGGCTCGGACGTCAGACGGCGTCGCATCCCTCGTCTCATCTGCTTCCGCACCATGCATGTCATCCCATTCCCATAGGAGCAGCATCAGGTGCGTGTACTTCATGCGGCGCATATCGCGCCAAGAGAGGCCAGCGGACAGGCCGTTCAGCCCCATCCGCATGTACGGCCTCTCGGTGGTCGATTCGTTTTCCTTACGCTTATTCCGGCTCTCCCTCTTCGGCAGCTTCGGAACGAAAGAAGCACTCGGACGCATCTTCGATGAGGGACTCCCGAAGGTCCCAGAAGTTCACGCCCCTGGCCTTCTTCATCCACGCCGTATAAGACGGGATGGATGCGTCCTTGGTCTTGAGGGCAGCCCACGTCGCCTTGGCGATGGACAGCCAGCTGACCTTCGTGAAGTCGATCTCGGCGAGGTCGCTACCGTTGAACGAGAAGGGATTCCTGTCCTGGCCCTGCACGCCGAAGAGGTCGGCGATGATGTCCGAGGAGAACTCGGCTTCGTACAGCAGGGCGGTATAGAACGTGACTTCGGCCTCCTGCTCTTTTCCACCAATGACGACGTTGAACATCCAAGCCTCCTTTAAGCGCCTGCGCCGGGGATGACGACGCCCTGGAAAAACGCGGCGTACTTGGCTGCGTTTTCAGCGGTCTTCTCGATGTGGCCCTGGACGACACCCTTCTTCACGCCGCCGATGGTGAAGTCCTGCGCGGCGATGCGGAGGCTCAGGGTATCGGTGTCAACATCCGGGGAGTCGTTCTTGGTATTCGCATTCAACTCGGGGCGGGACGCCTTGCAGTTGTAGAACACGAAGCCGATGGGGCCGGAGTCGCCCTGCATCTCGGTGATGAGCGCGAACTGGGGCGGCTCGGCGTCGGTCGTCTCGTACTGGACGCCGGAGGTCTCGTCGACGACCTCGCCGAGGAGGTCGACGCGCATTTCGTCGGTGATGCGGGCGATTTCGAAGTCGCCGGAGTAGCCGCCATTGGTGCCTGCAAAGGTGAAGTAGACGCCGTTGTCCGCGTAGAAGTCGGAGCTGTCGCCGCCCTCGCGGGACAGGGACAGGGAGACCGCGCCGGGAGCGGCCTTGGGTGCGGCGTAAGTGCCTTCGGCAGCGTTGTAGATAGCGTACTTGGTATTAGCCAAGCCGTAGCGTACTTTGTTAGCCATCGAATTCTCCTTCGATTTGGTAGAACGTGAATCTCACTTGGAGCATGTTGTCGGACTCGACCCAAGATTCGTCCCTGCTCACAGGTCCGAAAGCCTCCCTCAACGCATCAGCAACGGCCTTCTCGAGCTCCGCATCCCTACGCGTTTCATACAGCTCGACGGTCCATCGGTGCCTCACGGCGATCTGCACGTCGCCAGCGGCGATGGGCGTGTCGTCGCCCTCGTAGACCGCCCACGGCAGGGCGGGCGCAGAATCAACGGGCCACTCCATGTGCCTTATCGGGACAATCGGCGAGACGGCTTTGTAGACATCTGCATGCGACATCACATCACCAGGCCGTTCTCCACCGCAATCGCGAGGCGTTCCCGCAGGTCTTCCTCCACGAATTCCCTGGTTGGCTCCATGTGGGGGAAAGCTCTCGTGCGACCGCCATTCAACGTCGCATGGCCGTGCTCGAGAAGGTGCACGAGACCGGGCTTGTTCTTGTTGCCTATCTCGCCCTTGGATATGTCTCCACCATGGGACACGTGCCCTTGGAAACCTTCCGTGTACTCCTTGGACCAGGGATGGACACCTATGCCGGAAGCCGCGTTTTCGCGGGCTTTCTTAGCCCCAACCCTGGTGGATGCGGCGACGGCTTTCGATGTGTTCTTCTTGGCACCCTCGAGCGAGGTGGAGACGAGGAGCGTGAGCGACACCGCAAACTCATCGATATCTGCTGTAATCTCACGCATGGTCGTACCCCTTGTCCGATTTTTGGCGCTGGATGAGGAGCCGGGTGAAGTCGCCCTGCTCCATGCGCTGGAACACCGAGTAGGCCTTGCCACGGTAGACCACGTCGGTCTCGCCGTGGTAGTCGCACGTCCTGAGCTGGATTTCGTCGTCGGCCTCGTAGTTCGCCATCTTCGCCGTCGACCACGCCTGGGTGGCGACCGTGTAGGAGTTGCAGTACGCCTTGAAGCGCTTGACCGTCTCCTGCGGCACGCCCTCGTCGTCGACCTCGTAGGTCTTCGTCAGCAGCTCGACCGTCTCGTGGTAGCGGGTCATCACTCACCCACAATCCTGAAGGTGGCCCTCGCCACGCCGCCATAGGAGCCGGTGCCCTCGATGTAGCAGGTCGCGGTGCCGACCTCCACGTTATCCGCGTAGCGGACCAGGAAGTCCCCGTTTGCCTCCAGGGACTCCCCGTCGAACGTGACCTCCGGAACCGGGCGCACGGTATGGCCCGTGTACGCCTGGTCCGGGATGTCGGCGATGACGCAATCCCGCATCGAGGTGCGCCAGCAGGCGATGTTCGCGGAGGAGTTCAGCAGGTCGATGACCGTGCGGTTGTACGCCTCCACGAACTGCGGGCGCTCGCTGTTGTCGTAGCCGAAGTGGGCCTTGGCGTAGAGTGCCACGGCCTGCTTGACGAGCGGCGCCGGGTTCTCCGCGTCCAGCAGGGACGGGACGATGCCCACCCTGGTCAGGTCGGCGAAGGCGGCGTCGATGAGGAGCTGAATCTCCACGTCGAAGTCGCTCGAGTACGTCGGCTCCCAGCCCTCGTCCTCCGGCTGCAAGCCGGAAGCGTCGGGCATGGGAATCGGCGATACCCTCACCAGCGTCCTGATGTCGTCAAGCAATGCCATCTACTCAGCCTTCTTGGTCGTGCGGCGCTTGGCCGGGGCCTTCGCGGCGCGGGTCTCGGGGGTCTGCTTCTTGGCGACCTCGACGAGCACGGAGCCCTCGGGCTGCTCGCCCTCGCGGTACTGGCGGGTCGTGCCGTCAAGCAGCTTGTAAATCCTGAGCGGTCCCATCAACATCTCCTTGGGTTAGCCGATCGTGTACTTGCAGAATGCAGCCGGGTACTCGACGGCCAGCGCGAGGCGCTGATAGGCGCGGAAGCTCACGCGGCCATGGCTGAAGTCGTCGCCGTCGTAGCCGGTGTCGAAGCGGCGTCCGGTCACATGCTCGTAGACCGTCGCGCCAGCCTTGAACGCGCCAAGGATGGACGTGCCGGACTCGAGGGCCGGGGTCGGGACGATGCGGATGGTGCGCCACAGGATGTCGCCAACGGTGACGTTGTTGCCGTACACCAGGCCGACGGGGCCACCGAGCACGTACTGGTCGGACTCGTTCTTGAGCACCTGGAGGGTGTCGTAGTCCTCGTCAGCGACGAGCAGGGTGTCGACGACGAAGTTCGGGGTGGCCTTGCGAATCCTGGTCTTCTGGACGAGCAGGTCCTCGATGAACTTCAGGTCGTAGGCGGTCGGCATGGTCGCGGGAACGAGGATGCCGCTTGCGTTGGTGATGCCGGTCAGGTTCTCGCCGGTGCCGTCGCCCTTGACGAGCTGGTCCTCGACGGTGGTGTCGAGGTTGTATGCGGCGCGGGAGTTGACGTGGGTCACGAAGCGCGGGGCGTCCGTGAGGATTTCGTCAGACTGCTTCCAGATGGCGGTGACCTTCTTCAGGGTCGCGGTCTTGCGCGTCGGTTCGGCGACATGCAGCGGGCTGAACGCGCCGAGCTCTGCGGTCATGCCAGCGCCGCCCTCCATGGCACCTTCCTCGTAGTAGGCCACGGAATCCTTCTCGGTCATCTCGTGGTTGAAGAGGTCCCAGATGGTGAGCGGACGGCGATAGCCCTCGCGGATGCGGGTATCGGTCTGCGTCAGCTCGTCGGCGTAGTAGCCGAGGGTCGAGGCATCGCCGAGCTGGTCGTCGGCGTGCGGGTCGCCAGCAGCGCGGAACGCGATGTTGGACACCTGGAAACGCTGGTCGCGGGTCAGGCCGCGCTCCTGGATTTCAGCCCAGACGCGTCCACCGAGGGAGTTGTCCCTGACGTAGGCCGGAGCGGCCTTGCGCTCGGTGGAGCCGACGACCTTGCCAGCGCCGCCGATGACCTCGAGCGCCTGGTGGTTACGCAGCTCGGTCAGGGCGTTGCGGCGTGCGTCCTCCGCCTTGATGGTGTTCAGCTCCTCGTCGATGGAGCGAATCTGCTCTTCGGTGGCGTCCTCGGGAAGGTTCTCCGCGAGGGACAGCACGAGGGAGCGGCGCTCCTGGTACTGGTCGGCGTTCAGGCTGCGATAAGCCCTCACGTCCATTGCGGTGAAGTCCATGACTTCTCCTTTCGCTAACGGATTTGCATTCTCTTGGCCCGCATCGCAATCTCCTTGCGCTTGCGGTCAAGCTCGCGCTGCTGCGACTCCCGCAGCCGCCGTTCCTCGATCTCTCCGTTAACGAGATGGCGTGCGCTTATCTCTGTGTTCGGGTCTGCGGGGTAGCTGACCGCGCTGACGTCGAACATCTTCTTGACCCGCGTGATGCGGGTGGTGAAGACCTTGTTCTCCCTGTCCTCGGTGTAGACCTCCTCAGCCGGGATGAACGCCCAGCTCATGCGGGTGACGTTCCCGACGGCGATGTCCTCGTACATCTGGCGTGCCAGGGAGGTCTTGGACAGGTCGGCTGCAATGAACAGGCCATGGTCGTTGGCCTCGAAGTGCAGCGTGTTGTTGGTGTTGCGGGCGTAGACCCTGCCCTCGTGGTCATACTGGAAGATGACGTCGGACATGTCGCACTCGTCCAGGGCGTGGCGGTCGATGATTTCCACGTACTTCCAGCCGTCGCGGTCCTCGAAGAGCGTGTACGGGTCCTCGAAGGTCGTCGCGTAGCCTTCCACATAGCACTCGCTGTTGAAGCGGTTGGATGGCGCGTACTCGCCGTCATCCGTCGTGAACGAATCGGGCACGAACAGCGGCGTGCTCATCATGCGGTACTGTCTCTCTTCGGGCTTATTCGGCATTTTCTGACCACCTGTCCTGAGTCGTGGAAGTTACGTCTCCCGTGTCCGTGTCCCCCGCCGAGCCGTAGCCCTCGGAGTCGGGGCGCTGGATGTCCGCGTCAGCCGGGTCGAGGTCGCCCTCGGAGTTGTCCGAGCGTGCGCCAGCCTTGGCCTCTGCTGCGGCTTTCTGCGCCTGGAAGATTTCGTCGAGGGTGTGGCCGACCTTGTACTCGCCACGGAGAATGAACACGTCCCCTCCCTCGATTGGCGGGAGCTGTAGGATTTCGCGGCCCTCGTTGATGGTCATGAGGGCGCGGTCCGTCATGTCCTTGTTCATGTTTCGCTTGGAAGCTGCGGATGCGTATTCCAGGCGGTTGGATGAGAACGTGATGCGGTTTGCGGGACGCTCCCTCATCGTGAATGTCGCCATCGACATGGCCTCGCCCAGATGCAATGCAAAGGGCTCGACAATTCCCTCGTAGTACGCGTCCCACGCGTTCTCGTCGTAGTTGTTCTGGAGGATGCGGCGGTTGATGCCGAAGTAATCGAACACGTTGTTCTCGATGCGCTCCATCTCGTCGCTCGGGATGGTCCAGTTCTGCGCCTTGAGTTGCTCGATGGACGAGAACGTGTTGTCGTAGACCATGAGCGGCGTCTCGTTGGCGTCGGAGAGGTTCTGCTCTGCGAAGCGCCTGCGCTTCTTGTCCTGGTCTTCCTCGCGGACGTTGCCGTTCAGGGCGCCGATGAAGCGCACCTGCGCGGAGTCGTTGATGGACTGCTTCTGCGCGTCCTCCTGCGCCTTCAGCATGGAGAGCGTGCTCGCCAGGATGTTGCCGTCTCCGAACCAGTCGGAGAGGTACTGGAAGCGCGTGACGATTGCCACGTACTTCAGCTCGACCGCCCTCGTGTCACCGTCCGGCATCGACCAGCGCAGCCAATACTGCCCCGCGTGCTCGACGACGTCGGCGACGGCGAGCGGCACGGGGTAGTAGCCGATTTGCACGTTCGACCCCGGCTTGTACTCGGGGACGACGCAGACGGTGGTGTTGTTCATGTAGAGGGTTGCGCACCGGTAGAGGAACTGCGGCCACGTCTGGAATTGGTTGGGCGAGGTCTCAATCGCCCTGCGGATGCGCGGGCGTGCGGACCCCTCGATTTCGGGCTTGAGCTTGGAGCATGCCATTGCGAAACGGTCGATGACGCTGCGCACCAGCACTTGCTGGTACATGT